TTACAGATTGCGATCAAGCGTAATAAAGACCTGCCCTAACGCCGTGACTTCTTCCACGCCGCATTCGAAATGGCTGTCCTGCCGCGTCACTTTAATGCGATTTCCCGGGATACGCGCCACGTCATAGACATCCACATCGCCATCGATATTCAAAAGCCAGCGCCCGTTGCCCGGAATTGTGCTGCCTAAATCGATGATCCAGGAGTGATTGCCTTTAACGATGTAAGCCGGTTCAGCCAGAGAACCGTCCAGTAAAGAAGGATCGACTACCCACATGCCTTCCTCTTCTAAAGCGCCACCTCGCAATCTCAACTTTTTAAGCTGAAGCACACTTGCAGAAGCGGATGATCCTGCGGACGGCGCATCCTGCATATTCCCTTTGCCCGTTGCAAGCCAGCGCAGTGAAACACCGGTATCCAGCGCACAGGCGACAACCACATCACCGGGAAAATAATCTCTTCTTACCCAGGTACTTATCGTTCCAGAGGATAACCCATACAGATCACCAAGTTCTTTCTGCATGCTAAAGCCGTAAGCCTGAAGCATACGCGTCAGAACGGCTTTCCCACCTTCGAGTTCATCTAATTGCATCTGGCGAAAACCCCTGGGCCTGTAAATATCATCTTGACAACTTGCAAATACAAGTTTAGATTGATTATGTAATGTACCAATAGAAAGCCATGATACCAAATTTACGGCGCAGTGGAGAATCCGCAATGCGTTCCTGAAGCAACAGGCGGCAAAGAGAGGAGGATCTCCTGCTCACGGAATGGGGTCATTGAGGAGGGGCTATGTTTTTAGGCACAGAGCAGCAGCGGCTCACAGGCTTGCGCCAGATCGCGCATTTAAAGGAAACCTATTTTTCTGACAGAAAAAATAAACTGGAAACAATTTTTGATCAGGCTTCGGATAAATTGAAAACCACATTATGTTTCCATGCCGGACTTAAGCGCCGTCATACCTTATTGACGTATTCAGAATTAAAACCCGAGGAGCAATTAAAAATTGCTCAGGCCATATTATCCCTGCGCCATTTTACCGCGCGATATACAGGAGAATTTTGCTGATGGCAGACTGGATGGATGAATCCCAGGAATATCAGTTAACTGTTTTACAGGAACAAATCGCCCGCGCAACCCGCACGACGCGTGCCCCGTCTGCATACTTCTGTGAGGATTGCGGGAGTGTCATTCCGGAAAAGCGCAGAAAGATTATTCCGGGCGTTCAGCGTTGTATTGAGTGTCAGGAGATTAATGAGCTCAGGAAAAAGAATTACCGCCCCGTATAAGTAACTTTTCTTTTTCAGTTTTTAATAAATTCATTCTGGAAATATTCCTTTTCCGGGAAGGCATGTTGCTGCCTTTTTTCTGCAAAACCGTTTGGGGGAACTAGTTTATGAAAATTAATTTGCCGGAGATAACATCATCTTCTGCGTTCGCTCCCCTGACCGGAAAAAATGAAGCCGGTCCGTGGTGGTGGAATGCGCCGCGCCCGGCAATAAGCAGCCCGTTGGAAAAACCGCTGAGCCGTGATTTTTGCCAGCGCCAGCAGGCGGCACTTTCTCAGATTGCCGCCCTTCCGCGCTGCCTGCGCGCGCCCCTGCATCAGCGGTATCAGTTTTTACTGGAGACAAAGGGCGTGCATCCGGCATTTCATTTCCTGATGACCGTGTTTGTACAGCGATTATGGCCGCGTATCCAGCGGGTCAGCGCGCGCCACAGACTTTACCGCCAGTATTCGGAAAAGCTGCTGACAGAAGAGGAAACCTTCAACCGCCTGCCCGATCTGAATGATGACGCACTGAAACGGCTGGCAAACACCCTGGCCATTCATATGCAGGATGCTTACGAACATCATTGTGAACGCTGGCTGGAACAGGTGCCTGAACCGGACGTTTTACTGCAAGACAGCACGCAGCGTGAGATTTTCGGGCATCTGTCGGCGATGGCGCGTTCCGTTCGCGTACAGCCACTGTACTGGAATGCATGGCAAAAAGGCCGGATGACCGCGCAGGCGGCGGTCGCCAGTATTTCGCGGCTGGTCAGCGGTGAATGGTGGGAAAGGCAACTGCGTTCGCAGCAGCGTCTGTGGCGCGAAGCGCTGATGATCGCCTGCGGTTATGTAAACCGGTCTACTTCGCCTTATGCCAGCAAAAATGCCATCCGTGACGTGGTTTCCCGGCGCCTCTCCACGCTCAGTTACCTGAAGCAGTGTGAGCTGGAAAACGTCGAATCCGGTGACAGACTGAGCCTGCTGGATACCGTTTTAGCCAGCGTTTCGAACCCTAAACTGCGGCGCATGGAATTGATGACACTGATTGCCGGCGTCGAAGATGTTGCCTGTCAGCAGCAGGATCGGGGCCTGTTCATCACGATGACGACGCCGTCAAAATACCATCCGATGAAAACTTACAGTCCGCATTCAGCTCCGACGTTCAATCCCAAATGGAATCAGCACGCTTTTACGCCTAAGAATGCGCAGAGATACCTGGTCGCCGTCTGGGCAAAGATCCGCACCACATTTAAAGATAAAGGCCTGAAAGTTTACGGAGTTCGCGTAGTTGAGCCCCATCACGACGGAACGCCACACTGGCATATGATGTTGTTCACGCCGCCTGAACAGCAGCAAAAAGTGATCGACGTGATGCGCCGTTACGCGCTTGAAGAAGATCCCGACGAACCCGGTGCAGCGGAATCCCGTTTTCACTGCAAACCGCTCAACCGCGGAGGCGCTGCCGGGTACATTGCCAAATATGTCGCTAAAAATATCGATGGCTACGCGCTGGAAGGCGAAACCGATCATGATTCTGGCCGGTTGCTGACCGATGTCGCCACCGCCGTCACCGCCTGGGCATCGACCTGGCGGATCCCGCAGTTTCACGCCATTGGCATCCCTTCTGTCGGTGCCTGGCGCGAGTGCCGCCGAATCAGAAACCAGAGCCTCGCCAGCCGGTTTGACGAACGTGTTGAAGAAGTTCGCAGCTCGGCGGATCAGGGAAGCTTTTCCCGTTACATTCAGGCGCAGGGCGGCATCCATATCCGGCGAAAAGATCAGACCGTGCGCGTTGCCCGCAAGATCAGTGAACAGCTCAACGCCTACGATGAACCGCGACAAAAAGTCATCGGCATTTATGCGCCACATATCGGCGAGTCGCAGATATTCCTGACGCATACCGAACAATGGCGCATTGTCCGTCACCGCCAGCCACGCCCTGAAACTCCGCCTTTTTACTCACCTTGGAGTTCTGTCAATAACTGTGGATCGGTTTCCCTGCCGTGAATGCTGAAATCCATACAAAAACCGCGCCAATAAAAATTTCCGCATTAATTCAATGAATTATATTTTTTAAAATGCTGTGAGTGTTGACGTATTAGATCAATTAAAGAATACTGTATATAAACACAGTATCTGGCGAGGGGAGAAAATGGAAAACCTGACTAAACAACAGCTAACGTTGTCCAGGATACAATTGATCGCAGACATTTCGCAGACAGCGCAATGCAATCCAAAAGAATTTCTTGTCGTGATGTCACTGATTTCTGAACTGGCTGGCCAGGCTCTGACCGGTGAGGATCAGGACGCGCTCTGTTACCACGGGAGCGCAGACGAAGCACACTGAAAACCTGATCTGCGGGCGGTATTTTCCTGTTGTGGCGCTTACTCCTCCGGCTTCTGTTCGGGCTAAGCGCCCCGCCATTTCTCCCTCTTCAATTCCCTGTTGTGCCACACGTTTAACAACCCTCTCAGATTGCTGCCTCCGGCCATATTCCGCAGACTGATTTCACTTCCTGACGATTTCACTCACTTGCGGAGAAAACCGATGAAACTCTATGCAGAACAGGGCGATACCCTCGATTCCATGTGCTGGCGTTATTACGGCCGCACCGCGGTTGTCGTGGAAAAAGTGTACGCCGCCAATAAAGGCATCGCGGACTTAGGCCCGTTATTGCCTCACGGCACCGCCGTTGAAATGCCTGATATCGCTGAACAACCGGTTCAGGAAGCGATCAAGTTATGGGACTGAATACTGAACGCATCAGCTCGGCCTGCGCCTATTTCATTGCCACGTCGCTGACCTGGCTGGCGGGCCTGACATCACAGGATGTGGCTTTTTTAGTCGGCTCCGGCGTGGGCGTCGGGACTTTTCTCGTCAACTGGTATTACCGGCGTAAAAGCTTCCAGCTTCTGGCGCGCAGCAACCTGAATCCGAACACCTATGAAGACCTCAACTCTTAAGCGGTGCAGCGCCGCCGCGGTTCTGGCGCTGATGGCGGCGCTGCCCGGTTATCACGCCTTACAGGTTTCAGATGAAGGGCTGCGGCTGATTACTGACTTTGAAGGTTGCCAGCTGCAACCCTATCAGTGCAGCGCGGGCGTCTGGACCAGCGGCATTGGCCATACGGCAGGCGTGGTTCCCGGAAAAGCGATCAGCGAGCATCAGGCGGCAGAAAAACTGTTTCAGGATATCCAGCAAACCGAGCGCGCCGTCAAAAAGTGCATGCCCGCCGACATGCCGCAGCCGGTCTTTGATGCCGTGGTGTCATTTAGTTTTAACGTCGGTACCGGCGCGGCTTGCAAATCCACGCTGGCGTATTTCATCAACAAACAACAATGGCGGCAGGCCTGCGGACAACTTCCTCGCTGGGTTTATGTGAAAGGCCAGCGCAGCAGCGGGCTGGAACGCCGGAGAAACGCCGAATTCACCGTTTGCCTGAAGGGAATTGAATGAAAGCAATGCTGGCACTTCTGGCAGGAATGGCGCTGTTAATCGTCATCCTGCTGCTTTCCAACCGTTCACTACAGCACGACCTCAACAACGCCGTTCAGCAGCACGACGCGCTGACCGTGCAATTACACCAGCGGGATCAACTGATTACAGAGCTGAATCAGCAAATGCAGCAACGCGCGGACGCCGAACTGGCGTTACGTCAAGACCTGAGCACCGCCGCGCAGGTGATGCAGTCCCGGGAACAGGAACGGCAAAGGAGCCTTCATGACAATCCGCAATCGCGCCAGTGGGCTGACGCTGAGCTGCCTGCTGATGTTAGCCGGCTGCACGACCGGCCAGCCTTCAGCTCCGCCAGCGATTATTTACATTGGCTGTCCGGCGGTCAGTTCCTGCCCGGTTCCGTCCAGCCATCCGCGCACTAACGCGGCGCTGAGCGCCGATATTCTCCAGCTGGAATCCGCCCTGCTGAGCTGCGGCCTGCAGATTGAGACCATCAAAAAGTGTCAGGAGGCACAACATGCAAAAACCACTACAGCTAAAACAACGGCTGATTGAGCAAATCCCCTTTTTCCAATCCGCCCCTGAAAAGCTGGTGATGACCACCGGTGCGGGAAATGTCGTCGCCACCTCGGCCTCTTCACTTTCTTTCGAATATCGCTATCCGCTGACGTTAAGCGTCAGCAGCGACAACGCGCCCGATGAAAGTCTGACTGACCAGATGGTGGTCGCCATCCTCGACTGGCTCCGGATCAATCAGCCTGAGATTCTCGGCAACGCGGCGCACCGGCTGACCGATTTTGCTTTTGTGCAGCCGGGCGCAGCGCTGTCATTCACGCTGCAACTCACTGAGCGGGTTCAGGTCGCCGACGAGAATGTCGTACGGACGATCACTCACCTGCCGGAACCGCCGCTGCCGGAGAACGTCGCGTTGCCGCGCCAGGTTTATCTCAACGGAGAACTGATCAGCAGCTGGACCGAATAACCCGATAACAACTGTTGTGCCATCCGCTGGCAGACGGCCATCAGTTGTCGCTCAACCCTGTGAAACGGCATCCTTAATCCCATGAATACAAACTTTCAACTCAACGACATCATGCGTCTGATTGGCAATCTGGTACGCATCGGAACAGTGTCAGAACTGGATTTACCCAACGCCCGCTGCCGCGTTACGACCGGAAGCAACGTGACGGCGTGGTTGCCGTGGATGACGCACCGCGCGGGCCGGACCCGCAGCTGGTGGGCGCCCTCTCCGGGCGAACAGGTTTTACTGCTGTCGATGGGCGGCGAACTCAATACCGCATTCGTCTTACCGGCCGTGTTTTCCAATGCCTCACCGGCACCGTCAGCTTCGGCAGATGCCCTGCATCTGGCATTTCCGGACGGCGCGATTTTTGAGTACGAACCGGCGAACGGCGCCCTGAAAGTCAGCGGCATCAAAACGGCGGTGATCGACGCGTCGGAGCAGGTTGATGTCACCGCGCCGGAAATCCGCTGCACCGCCACCACACGCATCACGCTGGATACGCCGGAAGTCGTCTGCACCCGCAAACTGACCACCGGCTCTCTTGAAGTTAAACAAGGCGGCACGCTGACCGGCAATTTAACCCACAGCGGCGGAAGCCTGACGTCCAACGGCATCGTGGTACATACCCATCGCCACAGCGGCGTTCAGACTGGCGGCGGTCAAACCGGAGGCCCGCAATGAGTAATCCAAAGTACCTGGGGATGAACAAAAACAGCGGCACGGCGATTGAAGATTTCGATCATATCCGCCAGTCCGTCAGCGATATTTTGAACACACCGGCCGGTTCCAGGGTGATGCGCCGGAACTACGGTTCACTGCTTTCATCGCTCATCGACCAGCCGCAAAACGACGCACTGCGCCTGCAAATGATGGCGATCTGCTACACCGCTTTGTTGCACTGGGAACCGCGTATTTCACTCTCGGCCATTACTTTTGACACCAGTTACACCGGCAAAATGGTCGTGGAACTGACCGGAAACCGTAGCGATACGGCAACCGATTTCTCTCTCAATATTCCTGTGAGCTGACACTATGGCAACGATCGATTTGAGCCAGTTACCGGCCCCCGATGTGGTCGAAAAACTGGATTATGAAAGTCTGTTTGAAGAACGTAAAACCACGCTGATTTCCCTGTATCCCACCGATCAGCAGGAAGCCATCAGCCGTACGCTGACGCTGGAATCCGAGCCACTGGTCAAACTCTTACAAGAGAATGCCTACCGCGAACTGATCCTGCGCCAGCGGGTAAACGAAGCCGCCCGCGCGGTGATGGTAGCGTATGCCACGGGCAGCGATCTGGATCAGCTGGCAGCGAATTTCAACGTCCAGCGTCTGATTTTACAGCCTGCGGATACCACCACTATTCCGCCAACAGCTGCCATTCTGGAAACCGATAGCGATTTACGTATGCGCATCCCTCAGGCGTTTGAAGGACTAAGCGTGGCCGGTCCGACGGGCGCTTACGAATATCATGCCCGCTCGGCAGACGGACGTATTGCAGATGCATCGGCAATCAGCCCGTCGCCCGCGGTAGTGACAGTGACTATTTTGTCACGTGACAACAACGGCGCTGCCTCCGGTGATTTGCTCATTGCGGTAGAAAAAGCCCTGAACGATGAAGATGTCCGTCCGGTTGCCGATCGCGTCACAGTCCAGGCCGCTGAAATTGTGCCTTATCAGATTAATGCCGTGCTCTATGTCTTGCCAACGCCAGAAATTGAGCCTGTCCGCGCAGCTTCTGAAGCGCAACTCAAAACCTATATCAACACGCAAAGCCGGCTAGGTCGGGACATCCGGCTTTCTGCAATCTATGCCGCCTTGCATGTTGAAGGCGTTCAGCGGGTCGAGCTGTCGTCGCCGATGGCGGACATCGTGCTTGATAAAACTCAGGCCTCTTTATGTACGGCCTACTCGCTTACCGTCGGAGGCTCGGATGAATGAGCGGCTCCTTCCCTCTGGCTCAACACAGCTTGAAATTGCCGCGGCTCAGGCGCTTTCTCAAATCGGCAATATCAACGTACCTCTGCGTAAACTTTGGGATCCTGATTCCTGCCCGCTGGAATTATTACCTTATCTGGCCTGGGCATTTTCGGTCGACCGATGGGATGAGAACTGGACCGAACAGGCAAAACGCTCTGCCGTTAGCGCCGCCTGGTTCGTGCATAAACACAAAGGCACCATCGGCGCATTACGCCGGGTTGTTGAACCGCTGGGATATTTAATTCGCGTCACCGAATGGTGGCAGACCAGGGATGCTCCCGGCACTTTTCGCCTCGATGTCGGCGTTCTTGAAACGGGCATTACAGAAGAAATGTATCAGGAACTCGAACGCCTGATCACCGATGCTAAACCCTGTAGCCGCCATCTGATTGGTCTGTCTATCAATCTGGACGTCACGGGAGATTTTTATCTCGCCGCAGCGACTTACGACGGCGAAGAGCTGACGGTTTATCCCTATTTCCCTGAAACCATTACTGCCTCCGGCTCTGTATATAGCGGTTCAGCCATTCATTTAATCGACAACCTGAGAGTTAATTATGACAGCTAAATATTATGCGTTGCTGACCAATCTGGGTGCAGCGAAACTGGCTAATGCGACTGCGCTGGGTACACAACTTAGCCTGACACAAATGGCAGTGGGAGACGGTGGCGGTATTTTGCCAACCCCCGATCCGGCGCAAACAAAATTGATCGGCGAAAAGCGTCGAGCCTCACTCAACTCACTCACAGTTGATCCGGCGAATACTAACCAGATCATCGCAGAACAAATCATTCCTGAAGATCAGGGGGGGTTCTGGATCCGTGAGATTGGCTTATTCGATCAGGACAATACGCTGATTGCCATTGCCAACTGCCCGGAAACTTATAAACCGCAATTGCAGGAAGGCAGCGGCCGGACTCAGACGGTTCGCATGATCTTAGTGGTAAACAGCACAGACGCAGTGACGCTGAAAATTGACCCGTCGGTGGTGCTGGCGACGCGCAAATATGTCGATGATAAAGTCATTGAGGTCAAAGCGTACGCAGACAATGTGATGGCGAACCATGTGGCGGCAGCGAATCCACATCCGCAATACGATCTGCCAGTGGGTATTCCCCTCCCCTGGCCGACAGCAACGCCACCAGCAGGGTGGTTAAAATGTAATGGCGCGGCATTTGATAAGGCAAAGTATCCAAAACTTGCCGCTGTTTACCCTCTGGGTTTGTTGCCTGATTTGCGAGGCGAATTTATTCGTGGCTGGGATGATGGACGAGGGGTTGATGCAGGGCGGGTCATCTATGGCGCTCAGGGAGCAACCGGTATCAGAACCGCTGCACTGGATTACTTCGGAGTTGATGAAACAACAACAGGAGGAACAATAGGCACTCCTTTTGTTTCCGCTGACTCAGCGATTGCCGGACAGCCTGCGGGAGCTAAAACGCCGTCCAATGCTACACTTGCTGCCATCATGGCGGATAACAGCATGACCGCCGTACAATTACCTGCCAATCTATCAAACCCCGCAGGGATATGGATCACTATGCGTCCCCGCAATATCGCTTTTAATTATATAGTCCGGGCAGCCTGATTCTGATTTAACTTACTAATATTACCTACTATTTTTAAAGAGATAATTTTCATTATCTCTTTTTTATTCCCCCTCTGTTGTGCCACTCCTGCCACGCCTGCCATCGAATGCGCTTTCTTTTGTGAACCGGCATCCTTGCTTCACCACCCACAACAGAGAGAGTCGACCTGATGGCTGATTATCATCACGGCGTACGCGTCGTCGAAATCAACGACGGCACCCGCGTTATTTCCACCGTTTCAACAGCAATTATCGGCATGGTGTGTACCGCAGAAGATGCGGATGCCACTTTATTTCCCCTCAACACGCCGGTTCTGATCACCGACGTTCTGGCCGCCAGCGGTAAAGCGGGCACTTCCGGTACGCTGCGTGCAGCACTGCTGGCGATTGCCGATCAATGTAAACCGGTCACCGTCGTAGTACGCGTCGCGACAGGTGAAGATGAAGCAGAAACGACCACCAATATTATTGGCGGTTCCGATGCCAATGGCCGCTACACCGGCATGAAAGCGCTGCTTTCCGCACAGGCAGAACTTGGCGTGAAACCGCGTATTTTGGGCGTTCCGGGGCTGGATAATCAGGCCGTTGCCACGGCACTGGCAGGCGTTTGCCAGCAGCTGCGCGCTTTCGGCTATGTCGGCGTGTATGGCGCAAAAAATATTTCCGATGCCATCAAGTATCGCGATAACTTCAGCCAGCGCGAACTGATGCTGATCTGGCCTGATTTCGTGAACTGGAATACTGCCACCAGCCAGCCTGACGTTGCTTATGCCACCGCAAGAGCCCTGGGCCTGCGCGCCAAAATTGACCAGGAAACCGGCTGGCACAAAACGTTATCCAACGTGGGCGTCAACGGGGTTACCGGCCTTTCTGCCAGCGTCTTCTGGGATTTGCAGGCTAGCGGCACTGACGCCGATCTGCTGAACGAAGCCTGCGTCACCACACTGGTGCGCAAAGACGGCTTCCGTTTCTGGGGCAACCGTACCTGTAGCGATGACACCCTCTTCCTGTTTGAAAACTATACCCGCACGGCGCAGGTTCTGGCGGACACGATGGCTGAAGCACATATGTGGGCGGTCGATAAGCCAATGACCCCGACGCTGGTTCGCGACATGATCGACGGCATTAAAGCCAAAATGCGTGAAATGAAATCAGCCGGTTACATCATCGACGGCGACTGCTGGTACGACGAAACCGCGAACACCGCTGAAACCCTGAAAGCCGGGAAATTGTTTATCGATTACGACTACACCCCGGTTCCTCCACTGGAAGATCTGACCCTGCGCCAGCGCATCACCGACTCTTATCTGGTGAATTTTGCCGCGTCCATTAACAGCTAAGGAGACAATGACTCATGGCACTTCCTAAGAAATTGAAATACCTGAACCTGTTCAACGATGGGAACAGCTATCTGGGCCTGGTCTCTTCCCTGACCCTGCCGAAACTGACCCGCAAGCTGGAGAATTATCGCGGCGGCGGCATGAGCGGTTCGGTCGCCGTGGACTTCGGTCTGGACGACGACGCGCTGACCCTGGAATGGTCTATCGGCGGCCTGGATGAGCTGGTTTTACAGCAATGGGGCAGCACGTCGGATATTCCGCTGCGCTTTGCCGGTTCACTGCAACGCGACGACACCGGTGACGTTTCCGCAGTCGAAGTGATGATGCGTGGCCGCCACAAAGAGTTTGATTTCGGCGAATACAAACAGGGCGAAGACACTGAAACCAAAGTCACCACGCAGTGTACTTACTTCAAGCTGACCATCGACGGCAAAGAGCTGATTGAGATCGACACCGTCAATATGGTGGAAATCGTCAATGGCGTTGACCGCCTGGCGGAACACCGCACCGCGCTCGGCCTGTAACCCCCTTCCCTCAGCCGGCAGAACCTTGCCGGCTTCTTCTCCTTTAACAGGAAAAATCATGAGCCAGACTGAATACAACACCGTCATTTTGGATGTTCCGCTAAAACGCGGTGAAACCGAAATCACCGAAATCCAGGTCACTAAACCGACCGCGGGCAGCCTGCGCGGTATCGGCCTTGCGGCACTGGCCAATGCGGATGTTGACGCGTTAATCACTATTTTGCCGCGCATCACGATGCCCAACCTGACCAAAGAAGAATGCGCGCGCCTTGAATTGCCGGACCTGATTGCGCTGGCAGGCAAGGTGATTGGTTTTTTATCACCGAAACCGGAGGCGTAAAAATCGCGTCCCGTCTCACCGTCGATGATCTGATGGCAGACATCGCGGTGATCTTCCACTGGCCGCCGTCCGAAATGGGCGGCATGTCGCTGACGGAGCTCCTGAACTGGCGGCATAAGGCTTTGCAACGCAGCGGAGTAAAAACAGATGAGTAATCTCGAACAGTTACCCACGACGATGGGAAAAATGAACGACGAACTGGCGTCGCTGCGCAAGGCGACGGCCAACGTCTGGCAGACCTACATGACCGTGCCCGACAAGAATTTATTCAGCACGATGTCGCAAGATATTACTGATGCTTCTTTATCGCTCCGCGAGTCGATTTTCGAGCCGGATAAAACGGCAGAAAAACAGGCCTATCGCGGCGTAAAAACAGCCGCAAAAGAACAGCCCGGGGAACAACGCCGCCAGCAACGACCGATGTTGATAGAACAAAAAGGGCTGGAAATCGGGCAGCAATTCAAGACGCGTGAACAGCAAACCGGGCAGCTCAAAAGTGCGGCTTCGTCGGCCCTCGCTTTTGCACAGCCGAAACTCGAGCTGGCCAAAAGCGTTCTCAAACCCGGCGCAGATTTTGAGGCCGGGATTTCCGAGGTTCAGTCTCTCCTCCGCCTGAAAAATGGCGATCCGCGCATTGCTGCGTTGCGCCAGCAGGGGCTTTCCATGGCGGTTTCCGGCCATGCGCCTTCTGAAGTCGTGGCGAAACAAAAAGATCTGGCTGCAAAAGGCATGAATGCCGATCAGGTTCTGGCTCAAACGCCTGGCGAACTGAATGGCGCCACGCCGGAGGCGAAAATGGCCGTGACGGTGAAAGGCGACAATCTGGATGGTGACGTCAAAAAGCTGTTCGCAGGTTGGGACACGCTGCGCATAAACCTGTTCGAAGGTCAGAATTCTGCGCTGCGCGAGCTGACGCAGACAGCTTCCGGATGGCTAAACACGCTTAATACCTGGATCACCGATAATCCGCAGCTGGTGAGTTCACTGCTCGGGCTGGCATTAGGCGTCACCGGGATTGTTGGCGGGTTGGGCTCGCTGGGCATGGTCATTGCGCCGGTTCTGAGCGGTGTAAACATGCTGATCGCCGGTGCCGGTCTGTTAGGCACCATTTTTACCGGCACGGGCGGCGCGATTGCCGCGGCTTTCGCCGCCATCGGGCTTCCACTTCTGCCCGTCATCGCGCTGATAGCCGGTATTGGCATTGCCGTGGTGAAACTCTGGGAGCCGATCAGTGCCGTTGTTGGCGGCATAATTGAAGGCTTCAGTTCCGTGATGGGGCCGGTCAGTGAAGCGTTTGCGCCTTTCAAAAGCGCGCTGGGCTGGATCACGGATTTGTTCGAACCGATAAAATTCAGTCAGGACGAACTGAGTGGCTTCACCAATATAGGTAAAGAAGTCGGCATCGCAATCGGTGAAGTTTTTGTCACGCTGAACAAGGCGGTTTCCCAGATCGGCGAAATCTTTAGCTGGGCTAAAAAAGGGTGGGATTCTATTTTCGGCGGCGACGAACCTGGCGCTGCCCCGGATATGTCAACGCCGCCAGTGGAGAGCATTTCCCCTACGGGCGGCATTCTGGGCATGTATCAGCCGGCCAAAAACAGTGTGGCGAATAACCTGACCGACAACCGCGCAACCACCGTCAATGTCAGTTTCACCGCCACGCCGGACACCGATCAGAATCAAATTCGTGAGCTTATCGCAAACACCATGAACGAGCGGGAATGGAACGCCACCAACGCCGGGTACAGCCAGTTTACTAACGGAGGGTTTTACGGATGATGATGTCACTGGGTTTGTTCGTTTTTAAACTAAATACCCTTCCCTATCAGACGCTTCACCGGGAAGTAAATTACAACTGGCAGGAAAACACGCGTATCGGGCAACGTCCGGTTTCCCAGTTTCTGGGGCTGGGGAAAGAGTCGATGAAACTCAGCGGGCTGCTTTTGCCGGAAGTTACCGGTGGAATAAGCTATTTGCAAGTTTTAGAAGGTATGGCCGAGTCCGGGCGGGCGTGGCCATTGATCGAAGGCAGCGGAACCATCTACGGTATGTTTATTATTGAGAACATGACACACGATAACACCGAAATTAATTCGAACGGTCAGGCACGGAGCATCAGCTTTTCGGTCAGTTTAAAACGCGTCGATGAATCTCAGGCGGCCATGTTTGGCGATCTGCTGGCTCAGGCTGAAGGGCTATTTAACAAGGCCAGTTCGGCAGTCAGCAACTTCGTTCAGGGAGTCTGACTATGATTACCGATTATCAGTTACCGGCTGGCGCACGCATTGCGCCGGCGTTTACCCTGACGGTAAAAAACAAAGTCCTGGAAGAGAATATTTCCAGCCGTATCATCAGTTTATCCGTTACAGATAACAGCGGTTTTGTGGCGGATACTCTGAACCTGACCTTCGACGACAGCGATGGTCGGTTGCAGATGCCTGCCCGGGGAACCGTTTTGCATTTGCATCTCGGGTGGTCGAAGCTGGCGTTATATGACTGCGGCTATTTTATCGTCGATACGGTGACATATTCCGGCGCACCGGACATCATCACCGTCACTGCCCGCAGTGCAGACCTGAGTGGTTCCTTTGATACCAAACTCAGCCAGTCGTATGACGATTACACGCTGGGCGCGATCGTTCGTATCATTTCTGCGCGGAATAAACTCACCCTTCCGGTGATCCCGGCGGAGCTGGATAGCATCAAGATCTCGCACATCGATCAGACGAACGAAGCCGACAGCTATTTCCTGACACGGCTGGCGCAAATTTACGGCGCTCAGGTAACAGTCAAAAACGGTTCGATCATTTTCTACAAAGCCAGCGTAGGACGTACCGCGTCCGGTCAGGCATTGCCGTGGAGAACCATCGAGCGCAGTGATGGGGATAAATACGCCTTTAAACTGGTTGATCAACTGGCGTATGGCGGTGTGAAAGCGCAATGGCATGACGTCAAAACGGCGACCACCAGCAACGTCGATCTCAAACGAACCGCTGGCCAGAACAAAGGGGACGCAGACAACAGCTATATCGCGGGTAAAAATCAAAACCCTCTTCAGCTGAGTAAAATTTATCCTGATGAGGAAACGGCAAAACGTGCGGCTGATTCTGTTTTTAACCAAATCCAGAACGACTCGTCTTCCTTCACTATTCAGCTGGCACTTGGGCGGGCAGACCTGAGTGCGCAAACGCCGGTCAATGTACAAGGTTTTAAGGAGGTTATTGATAATGAAAATTGGGTCATTAACTCGGCAAAACATGACATCAATGCCAAAGGGTTTACCACGACATTGGATTTGAAGATTTATATTGCAGACATCACTTATAAATCTTCAACATCGCAATTATAACTTGCTTTTGCAAGTTATGAATTTCATAATGACTCCATCGCTTACCTGTCATGCCGGAGGTTTTTATGATGCATTGCCCGCTGTGTGGAAAAGTCGCTCATACCCGTTCAAGCCGCTATCTGAGTGAATCAACTAAAGAACGTTATCATCAGTGCCAGAATATTGAATGCAGCTGTACGTTTGCCACCCACGAATCCGTCGCCCGGGTCATCTCAAAACCCGGCAGCCAGCGCCCTGCTGCGTAGTCAATTTTCCGCCATTTTGCCGCCACTGAACACAAAAAAAGGGGTTAGCCGATGGCTAACCCCTTGTTCTCTATTAACTAGTCGATGTCGCGTTAGCGATACCTTAGTTAAGACGCTTTTAAGGGAGTGCATTGATAAATATAGATTTTCATTATTATTCATATAGTTAAATCTATATTTAATGCAATGAAATGCAGTGTCATGCAACCTCTGCCGCCACTTTGCCGCCATTTTTAAATGCCAAGGGGTTCAGGTTTACAGCCTCTTCCAGGTGGTCGGGAGCGAAGTGAGCATAGCGCATAGTTTCCCGAATATTGGCATGTCCGAGTATGCGCTGGAGCACTAAAATATTGCCTCCGCTCATCATAAAATGAGATGCAAAAGTGTGCCTTAAAACGTGTGTTTTTTGCCCTTCCGGAAGCTCAATATTTGTTAAAGCCAATGCTTTTTTGAACTCTTGGTAGCAAGGTTTAAACATCTTCCCCTGACTCATTTTCAGTTCATCATAGAGCCAATTCGCTATCGGAACCGTTCGGTTTTTCTTCCCTTTTGTTTTAAAAAAAGTCAGTTTATTTGGTGATAATTGAGAACGGCTCAGCCCTTCTGCCTCACTCCAGCGAGCTCCAGTCGCTAGGCATATCTTGACAATGCAAGTTAAATTATCCTTCCCGTAGCTTTCGCATGCGGCCAACAATTCTTTGATTTGAGCTTCTGTCAGCCAGGACATTTCTTTTTCTTCTTCTTTGAATGTCCTGACCCCATCAAGTGGGTTAGGTAAAGACCATTCCCCTAAGCGCTTTAGCTCATTAAACATGGCATCAAGGTATTGCTGCTCTCTGTTTACAGTTACAGGCTTAGCAATCCATTTTTCAGGGTTTTCATGGTAGCCGTTGCTGATTTCACCACGTAGTCTCTTGCCACGATATGTTGACCAATCTTTAGCGGTTAATTGCGAGGCAATTGGATCTTTAAGTCCGTTGCAAATGATATGCAGTTTACCCATGCGAGACTTTCCGGCTGATAGGGTCTGACCATGCAGCTTATCCCATAATTCGATAAGCTCACTAAGTTTACGGCGATCTTCCTTCTCACCTAACCACGGTTTATTATTTGTTTCATCTTGGGTGTAGGTTTCAAAAGCAATGGCTTCCCCTTTAGTTGCAAAAGTTTTTCGCAGGCGTTTTTTGTCACGCCCGTTAGGATAGCTTTCAACTAACCATTGTCCGGAAGGTAGCTTTCTTACGGTCATGTAGTACCTACGCAAAAATGAGATGATTAGCCATGGTCATAAATCGACACATGGCTGATGAGAGAGCTTAATTTTCGATAATGCTCACGATATCACCGGTATTCAAATCAACTCTTGCGGCAACTTGCTCCTTAACAACTGCCCCGTAAGCGTTCTTTCCTTTGAATGTTGTTTTGACAATACCATGGGGATCCTTTCCTAAAACAATGCTCGATACTGTTTCAACATGCTTGTAGGAATCATCATCATTCATGCTTTTCTTGATGAGTTTTTCAAGTGGGCGGTAAGCCCCATTCCAGCCGCTAAAATTACCCTGGAAAGCATCGAGATTGATACGTTTCGATAAAGCGGCGGGGTTCGTTTCATACTCACCCTCGCACCATCCTAAGGCAGTGCTTAAAGGTAGGTTCCCATCTTTTAATAAACTATTTTCACTCATGCACGCATAAAACGGATCGCTACTTTTAGAATCAATTTTTTTGAAATTTACATAGTCGCTAATAATTTCATGCCGTTTTGACTGGGCTTCGCGTCGATAATCGCTTAAAGATAAATTTGCGTATTCAAATTTTGCTGGTTCTGCAACCTTCGGTTCATTTTTAGTGTTGGCATCCACCGCGGTCTTAGGGGTTGGATCGAGCTTTGCTCCGGCCACTGCTGCAATTATAAAAACGGCAATATAGATGACGCTCGATCGTTTCCTGTTCGGCATTAGAACAAGTTTAGGTTTAGCCAGGCCTACAAAAAAGGCAATGAATGCTGCAAAAGAAATTAATGCTAATAAAGTTCCCATGAAGATATCCTTAGTTAATAACTATCCTGTATATAAAGTACTTACATAAACCCTGATGAATAAAAATCCATTTAATTTAAACTCCTTAGAAATGTGCCTCTGTTGTTGCAGAAATTAATCCGATTGCTTTTAACTCATCGGGGGAGCATTGAAACTCAGTAGAATCATTTTTTACTTGTAACTTATTACCTGGTAAACGTGAAATGCTGTAGACATCGACATTACCGTCTAAATCTATGAGCCATTTGCCATTGGCAATGTTAGTCACTCCCATATCTGCTAGCCAAATATAACGACCGGAGAAGATATAGGCAGGTTTGTTCACCGTTTGAGGTAATATTTCCGGGTCACAGAATACACTGCCGGACTCTTTCAGTTGTCCTGCTGTGAGTTGGTATTTGTTGATGCTGATTAAAGTTGTTCTCCCGCTTGGGAGTTCATTGTCAGGCTCGACTTGTTTTGGTGAGAATTTTGATTGCAGCCCAGTAGCGAGCCAGTAAAGCGGCGCACCAGTATCGAGGGCACAAGTAACGACGACCTCCCCAGGGAAAAACTCTCGACGAATCCAGGTGCTGATAGTGCCTGATGAAAGTCCAAGATAATCACCAAGCTCTGTCTGAGTTTTGAACCCATAGGCATCCATAATCCGCCGAATTAGCTCTTTGCCACCAGAGGCTTTTAATAGCTTCTCGCGGAGCTGGCTTCCACGAAGCCCCTCACCTTCTCCCACCAACTTTCTTGCATCTGTGAGATTTCCATTAACAAGCCAGTTGAGATCCACGCCAGTGGATATAGCACAATCAATGATGGCCTTACCTGGAACGCTGCCGCGCTGCTGCCAATTGCTTACAGCATTAGCTGGGATCTCTAATTTTTCGCCCAATTCCTTTTGAGTCTTAACCCCATAAGAAATAAGCATTCTTTCGATAATCGCGCCTGAGGAATCGAGATTTTCTTTCATACACCGCCCTAAAACACACAGAATGATTGTTTACAACATCACACAATGTGATCTAAAGTGTCGTTCATCGACCAAGATGCACAACACTGCACTAAAAATACACATAACCGGAGATAATGCGATATGACACTACAAATTGCAACGCACTCACCCGTTCAACCTCAAGAAATCCCTTCTTCAATACCGCAGTTAAACCAGCTTGTTTCTTTGCTTGTTCCAGCTTTGGTTGAAGCTTTATTGCCTAGTCTGTCTCGCTCGGTTGGTATCAATACTGCTGAATCAGTGACTGTCAGCGACTTTGCTACATCCGTCGGAATCAGTGAGCGGCTTGTATGGCAATGGCTGGAAGATGGCATTTTGTTACCGGCACCGACTAAAGACGCCTCTAAAATTCGCGCCTCTAAAAAAAGTGGTGTCAGCAGATCACGCACTCTTATCAACATGACAGCCTGGCGTGCTAAGCAGCATCAGCAAGCTAAAGACTGTAAGTACATTCGTTAATAACGCGTTTAATTAATCTTGAGTATTCAAGAATTACCGGAGGTTGTCATGTTTGATTACCGTGAATCCAAACAACCGCATTTTGATTTAGCTTGCGTCTCTTTCGTTAAAAAACATAACGTTACAGATTTAGCTAACAAAATGGGTGTTAGTGCGCAGGTTTTGAGAAATAAGCTTAATCCAGACCAGGCTCACAACTTAAGCTGTCAGGAACTTCTAAGTCTTACAGATTTAACAGAAGACCCTACTTTACTTGATGGCCTTTTGGCTCAATTACAATGCATGCCAGCGGTTCCGGTTAATGAATTATCAGACGGCAATATTGCAAATTATACTTTGCACGCAGCTGCTGCCGTGGGTGCTCTCGCAAATAGCGCCGTTTCACCAGAACGTCAATCCCGTCAGGTTAAAAACTCAATTATCGAAAGTGTTAATGCTGGCATTCGCCATCTTTCGCTAATCGGTTTAGCCATGCAGGGGCGCGTTGAAGCATCGCCCGCTTTGGCTTCCGTTGTTGGTGCTGTTGCCAGCGTTGCCACTAACGGGATGGTTTGAACATGGTGATTTCAATTGCTCCATTACTAAAACAGCAAAGCCCTTCACGCCATTTCGGTCACGGTTGCATTGAGCTACCAGGCGGAAAGCGTTGGAATCCTTCACAGTCAAAAGCCACTGCCCCGCAGGCGGTGAGAAATGCAAAGCCGCTTTTAAAGCGCCTGTTTAGTTGAGGTGGTTATGTTTTTAGGAAATGAAGAACATATTCAAATCGGTATAAAGCATCTTTCTAAAATTAAAGAGATGTTGGAACACAAAAAGAATGTAGCGCAGGAAACATTTGATAGTCAGCCGCTACATATGCGCAAAACAATCTGCTTTCACGCTGGCCTGAAAAGTCGCCATGTTGAAATGAAGTTTGCAGAATTAACACCTACCGAAAGGCATCAAGTGGTTGCGGCGCTGAATTCTTTTATTGGTTTGACTGAATCACTGCCGAAATTTATCAGTAAAGATGATTGCAAAATAAATATTAAACATTAATCCAAATTGAAATTAACAGGCGTAAACCCGCCGGGCATTCTTTTGCCCAAAAACAGGAGTTCTATATATGAAAGAAATGATTAATAAATCCCGATTCGGTTTTGCTGGTTCAGCAATTATCGGCGTTGATCTGGCTTCACCGGAGGGCGATTACTCTCCTGATCTGACTCTGATGCTCAATGCTGCACGTAATGACGAGCGCGGTAATCGTGCACAGGTGTTTGCCGCACGTCTGGAAGCTATCGCCTGCTTCATCATTCAGAACGAAATGACAGGAATCGAAGCTGCCGAGGCATTACGCCAGGAAGCTACACGCGTTCAAAACGAATCGGGAGACCTGCACTAATGATGAAGCATGAAGAAGCCACGCCAGAAATGGCGGAAGCCATGGCGAGCCGCATTGATATCGATCTGGCATTCACCATCATTCCTAAAAAGAACGGTGATCTGATTCTGGCTGAAATTAAGACGGATAAAGAAACCCACACGCAGTATTGCTCCACGCTGGCCGTGTTTCAGTTGAGGTTTTCCCTCGCTACCGAATTCATCAACCGCTGCGTTGACCGCGCTATATGGGCTAAGAAAATCACTAGCGCAACAGCGATGCGCAATGAGTACAACCGAGCTGCTGATCTGGTGTTTGCTGCCCTGGTGAAACTGCAACAGCCGGAGGTGGCAAATGGCTGATGTTATCGACAACGCCCAGGAACGCGCAGACCTGATTTTGGCTGCCCAAATCTACGCCGCTCGCACACCAGTTGCGGGCATTTCTGCAATGTTCTGTCTGGACTGTGACCGACCTATTCCCGAAGAACGCCGCGCAGCTCTGCCAGGTGTTGAGCTGTGCGTGTATTGCAAAGAATTGGCTGAACTCAACGCTAAGCATTATCGAGGCAATCAATGATCAGTTTATCCGTGGCTGTTCTTATCCTGGCGGTTAATGCCGCCGGTTATTTCTTTATTGATATGAAAGGCGGCATGTAATGGAACAAGTGCGCACTGTGCTGAAATGGGCGGGTTCTAAAATCCGCATCATGGATATTTTAAAACAACATCTGCCAGCAGGCCGCCGCCTGGTTGAGCCGTTTGCGGGTTCCTGTGCTGTGATGATGAATACTGATTATGAGGAGTATCTTATTGCGGATATTAATCCTGATTTAATTAACCTTTATCAGAATATAAAATTAAACCCAGAGCGTTTTATTGCTTACGCAAGAAAATTTTTCGAATTGTGCAATAGTGCAGAAGATTTCTATATCGTGCGTGCAGATTTCAATCTTTCATCTGCCAGCGAAGAACGTGCGGTAATGTTTCTTTATTTAAACCGCCACTGTTTTAACGGACTTTGCCGATATAACCGGTCTGGCGGATTTAATTCTCCATATGGTAAGTATAAAGCCCCATATTTCCCTGAAAAAGAAATCCGTGCATTCGCAGAAAAAGCGAAACGAGCAACTTTCATCTGCTGTTCTTTTGATGAAGCGCTGGCGATGGTTCTTCCTGGTGATGTTATTTATTGTGATCCTCCATATCTTCCTGCTTCTTCAACTGCAAATTTTACCGGCTATGCCGCTGCCTGTTTTGGCAAGCTTGAGCATGAGCAACTGAGTGCCAACTTGCTCGTACTGGCTGAGCGTAGCTATCCCGTGATCGCATCAAATGCGGATACCCGTGAAGCGCGTGGCCTCTACGGGAAATTTAAAATTGCCTCTTTTGATGCGCCGCGTTCAGTTGGTGCGGCTGCCGGTAGTATTAAAACAGCCCCTGAAATCATCGCCAAAATCACCCCTAAAAATCCGCAATACCTCCCTCTGGTTTGTGAAGAAGAAACGGAAGGGACTGATTAATGGCATTTGTGATCCGTATGAAAGATGAATCGGGAAGCCGTGCGGTAGACGGCGCCGGGCTTAACCATCTTGTAGGAATTAACCACGCTACGCTTTGCGGGTGGTGCGATGCTGGAGAGTGGTCCGATCTTTTCATTGGCGATGTAACTTGTGGAATGTGTCGCAAGGAAGCTTATAACGTTTTCCAGGGCTGCAAAAAGTCGGAGGTGAAGTGATTTTAAGCCGCTTCACTCCGCAGATTAAAACGCCCGAAGTCTGGGCGTTTTCCTGGAACAAACCACGTCAGGCCGTTTCTGGCCTGGAAAGACTGCTTACCCGTGATGAATACGATCAGGGGCAAGCTGTTTTAATCAAAATAAAAGCCCTCTCTACTGACTTGCGGGAAATTTTCACAGGCCGCCATTCGCATCTGCTGAAAACCCAGGGTATCCACGCCGCCAATAAATACCTGGTTTATACCCTTGGGCGCAGCATTCTGCCGCGTGTGGATGCCGTCAATTCAGCGCATGAAATGAATCTTCATGCGTCCATAAAATTCATGTCGGAGGCGGACACGTATCACGGCCTGCCGAGCATGAGCGATAAACCGCTGCGCCGGTTCGCACAGGATATCGCCGGACAACTGAAAGAAATCTATGAAGACTATTGCGATCAATTGCTGGAAGAAAATGGCGGAGATAATACAGCGCTTTTCTCAGCTTTCACGCAAGGCCACCTGTACGGTGAAATCGCCGGAATGGCTCGCGCTTTCAACGTCGCGCCGATGTACTGGAAGAAATACTGCAAAGGGAAATTAGATGCAGTTTCCGCAATCGCCGGTATGTCACGGCTGGTAAATCCGGATTGGTGGATAAGTCAGTTGAAAGGCCAGCGCACCCGCTGGCGTGAGTCTTTGCTGATCGCCATCGGCAAAGTAAACCGTGACGCCTCTCCCTATGCCAGTAAGCAGGCTATCCGTGAAGTACGTGCGCGCCGTCTGTCTAATCTCGACTACCTGAAAAGCTGCGACCTGGAGAACATCGAAACCGGCGAGCGTTTCAGTCTGATCGACAAAGTGATGGCGAGCATTTCAAACCCTGAAATCCGTCGCATGGAGTTAATGAGCACGATCGCCGGCACCGAAAAATATGCTGCCGCAAATGGTGACGTTGGGATGTTCCTGACCATCACCACTCCTTCTAAATATCACCCGACCCGCATGGTCGGCAAGGGCGATAAAAAACGCGTCCAGCGAAATCACTCTTGGGACAAGGAAGCCTTTACCCCGAAAGATGCGCAGCGTTATCTGTGCGGCATCTGGAGCAAAATGCGCACCGCGTTTAAAGATAACGATTTGTCTGTATACGGTATGCGGGTAGTGGAACCACACCACGACGCGACGCCGCACTGGCATATGATGTTATTCACTAAGCCCGCCATGCGTCAGCCGGTGATCGATATCATGCGCAAATACGCCATGAAAGAAGATGGTGACGAGCGTGGCGCTGCTAAAAATCGCTTTGACTGTAAGCACCTGAACCGTGGCGGCGCGGCTGGCTACATTGCTAAATATATTGCAAAGAACATTGACGGTTATGCACTGGAAGGCGAACGCGACCACGAAACCGGCGAGCTGCTGACAGATTCCGCCGCCGCTGTTACTGCCTGGGCTGCTACCTGGCGCATTCCTCAGTTTCACCCTATCGGCCTGCCAACCATGGGCTCATACCGTGAGTGTCGCCGTATCCGCTCCATCAGTCTGACCGAAACCTTTGACGAAGAAGTGGAGGCTGTCCGCGCTGCTGCTGATGCCGGTGATTTTATGGCGTACATGTCAGCCCAGGGCGGCGCTAATGTGCCTCGCGACGATCAGACTGTGCGTGTAGCCCGCCGAGTGGCTGATGAGCTGAACGCATACGATGAGGAAGTGAAAAAGGTTGTCGGTATTTTCGCGCCTCACCTCGGCGACTCCCGTGTTTATGAAACCCGTACAACACAATGGCGGATCGTTTCTTCTGCCGTTGACGTTGAGGTTTTGACCTTAAAAAGCGCCTCCGGCGCGCCTCGGAGTCCTGTCAATAACTGTGGGTTAGGTGTAATTAAACCGGCTACAAATTGGCGTGATAGCCAGGCTGGGAGCGCGCCTACAGCGTCCACTTCTGACAACCTGCGAGTTATTGACTGGTCAGACACTGCCGCCGTGAGGGCGATTGTGGCGCGAATAAGGGAGGAAACACCGAGAGTCAGCAAGGCGCAGCGAAGTTTTGACCCGACAAAAGGCCGTGATATTGCCCCGTCGGCAAGATTGACGACCGAAGAACGGGCACGCCTGCCGCAAATTGAGAGCGAATTGAGGAAGCACAGCATCATAGCGGAACGTTGGGAACTGGAGGCGCTAAGCCGTGGGGCGAAATTCAGCTTTGGGGATCAGGTTATGAGTTTTGAACCGCTGCCGGATTGGGCTGAATTCAATAAAAGGTTGTAATATGGGTTGTTCAAAGACAGCAAAGTGTTGCTATTGCAATCAGTCAAAAATCATAGCGATGGAGATTTAATAGTATGAAATTTATAAAGTTTCAACGGTGGGTTATTTTAAAAATTATGAACGGTGCTGAAACTTGGAACGGTATGTTCACGCATGAAGTAAACATAAGAGCTATTAAGGCTTTCCAGGAGAGTTACCCTAACAACACCGATCCCAAATTTGCTGCCAAGGAGATTGTTGATATGAAGGAGTTTTACCGTTCTGGCATGCATGTAATGTTGTCTATATGGCTTACAGCAGTGAGTTTGTTTATCTCAGTAATAGCGTTACTCGTCTCAATCGTGGCCTTGGTCATCAGCCTTCTTCTGAAATGAGTGAGCTTTGTAAAAATTTGCGTGCAATCAACAAGAAATTTCACTCACTGAGTCAATAATTTAAAAAATAACTAGCAGATTTTTATGGAAATTGTCCCCTAACAAATTTATAGTACTGTATACATAAACAGTAGTCATAAATCAGGAGTGAGTAATGGATTCCTCGCATGAGCTAAAAATTGCTCTGATAAAAATCCGGCTTATGGCTGATATTGCGCGTTCTGCTCAATGCAACATCGACGAACAGAATATGGTCCTTGAAATGATTTCAGACCTTGCTGACACGATGATAGAACATAGTGGCCACGATTGAATTACAGTTGCTTTAATGATTTAAGCAACTGTGAAAGAAAATAGTTGTCAATAACTGCATAAGACACAATATGTAGTGTTGTGTGTAAAGTAATCATTTAGCCTGCCGGTTTTCATTGCAAGGGGCTATGAAACAAGGTAGATAACAAACCTCAATACGCGCTTATTATTCAGCGTTAACCTATAATCAAATTATAAAAACAACAGGCAATATTCACACCTCATCAGAGGCTGGTAACACCGAGGAGGGTTTATGACTACTCTATTTAGCCGACGTAACATAGCTAAGATCCTGTCAGCGCCAAGTGAAGTCATGCAAAGCGTGATTAGTTCGGAAATCAAGCAATCGAACGACAGTAAAATCATTACTGATACAAATGGTAATGCCACGCTGAACATGGAAAATCAGCAAGTTCGTAACTCTATGCGTGCTCGTATGGAAGAGTTGGCGAACAGACGATAAGGAAAATCGATGGGACCACTAGTCATAATGGTCGTTTTGGTATGCGGGTTTTGGTACACGGAAAATCATTACCAGTCCCGCATACGCCACGCCAGAACAAATGGTTGGACATCTTATTTTTCAGTAGCAATGCATGGATGCAAGTTCGTTGTTCAGGGATTTTTTACTGTTTTAGCTTTATACGCCTTACTTTTTTTTATCAGCCTGATTATCTCGATTCCACATCTATTTTGGGCAGATGTATATGAATATAAAAACCTTTATTGGTGGCTGACTGATAAAAATGTAATGTCCTATCCGTGGAGTTTTGTTCTTTCCCTAGGTCTTGCTTGTCTTTTTGCCTTCGCAGCAGGCAATAACGCTAAACAAAAAATGCAAGATGAAAAGGAAAGACTGCTAGCGTATAGAGAAATGGCTGCAATGGACGGTATTGAAGCACTGCTCGTTCAAGCCATTGATGAAGGTAAATTAATCTTCGTCACGCTCAAATCTCGAAAGGTTTATATCGGGTATGTCGCGGCGCCTAGAATAGAACACTCCCATACTCAACACCTTGCGTTAATCCCCTATATCAGTGGATACAGAGATAAAGATACTCTTCGTTATCACGAACAGCACCGCTACTATGAACTCTACCTTGATAAAAACATCACAGCTGATTCGGATCCATTAAACCTTCAACATTTTAGGCACGTAGTACCTATGGATCAGGTAGAAGCCATTTCTCTCTTTGATACATCAACCTATAAATCTTTTGACGCGTTTTCAGTGAAAGAAGACCCCCTCCCTTGATAGCATGCGTTACGTGCATTGTTTTGCATGATCCCGTAAGGATCAAAAAACGCCTGATCGTCCCTATGGCTGTGCTTAGGGACGATCTGAGTAATGCATTAAAAACGTTGAGCTAAGTCAGAAGCGGGCAGGCGGGTAACATTGCGCGCGCCGAGGTGCAGAACCACGAAAACGACGCAGCCAGCAGCGCGCAGGGGCGTTTTCTCATATTCGGCGGGATTTGGTGAGGTTTCAGGCGGGCGCGCTCTGCGTGGCTCTGAGGCGCTCGGATGACGGGAGGTTGCAGGTGAGAATGATAAAGATCGGGGCGTTATTCGTGTTTATGGAGCCAGGCGAAGAAATCCCCCAAAAAGATTTTAAAATCTGCACGGACAATACTTTCCTTCTTCATCCTGTTGAGGGTGGTTTTGAGATCCTTCGGCACAAATGGAAAACGGGGTGGGTGCGCAACCCTGCGCGCATATTTGAAAGCTGTGGTGATGCGTGGAGTTGCGCCTATGAGATACACGGCGAGGAGTGGAGGAACGTCTATTCTGAACGGTAATATGCGATAAAGCCCCGCAGCACAGGGCTTATTGTTTTATTCTGGCGTCAACTCATATGATGTAAATTTGATTACCTCACTCCCAAACCAGGCATTTAATTCTTTGAAACGTTCCTGCAACGGCGTCAGCTCGTTCCGGACAAACACCTGCGATGCCTTAACCGAATCACCAAACCCGCCGCTGTTCTCCGGAATAATGCCCATCATCTGCGGCGGCACGCGGTGCGCGCACAGCAAATCATTCTGACTGGCTTTCTTGATGTTAAAGAAATCGTCTTTGGTGGCGACTTCACTCAGCGGCAAAATCTTGATCCCGTCTGGCTTGCCGTTTGGGGCGTACATGAAAAGATTCCGGAAGTTGCCCAGGCCTTTCGTGTCCCGCATCGCTTTGCGCATCTGATCGATATCCGAGCTGCTTTGTGCCGCGTCAGTCATGTACAGGATATATCCGGCGTGCGCGCCGTTCTGATAGTACTTGCGGCGGAAAAGCGTGGCGGCCTCATTCAGCCAGGCAGAATTCAGGGCGCTGAGATATTCCGGCAGGCCGTACAGCTCCTGATTAATATCCGGCTCAATTAGATGAAATACGCTGCCCGTTTCAAACAGGTGCGCTTCTTTCCATTGCTGCACAAACCAGTAGGTATCTGGCTCCACGCCGCGCCGCGCATATTTGGCGGGTACGGTTTTCATCACTACGGCGTCGCCGAGCTGGTTGCGGATCACTTCTAAAAACGCATTCCCGAACACCAGGTAATCCAGGGCAAACCGGCTGAATTCCTGCTGTGATAACAGTGGATGCGGGACAAAGGTCGAGGCCAGAATATTACGCTTTACGTACAGTGACGAGCTATGGTGAACCGCTGCCCGCAGCGTGCGAGCCAGTCCGTCAAAGCTAACCGGCGGCTCGTACCACTGGCCGTTACCGATACATTCGATGTAATCCAGAATTTCACGACGGTCTAAAACTGGCGTCGGGTCGCCAAAGCTGAACGCCTCCGCGCCGCTGGTCTGCTGCGCCGTTGCCGTGACCGTGCTTTGTGCCGCCTTGCGGAATTTGCGCTTAGCCACGTTGTTCACCTTTTGGGTGTGGGTGGTTGATGTGCGCGCCGCCCTGGTATTGCGCACGGAATTCATCCGCTGACGGCTGATGTTTCAGGCGATGCGGCTCGCTGGAATTATCCTTGCCCGTCCAGACGTTTTTTTGTGGGGCGACGTGGCTGCTGATGTGGGTGGTTTTCATTAGTAAAACTCCAGGATGTTAGGGCTTTGGCCGCCGCTGGCGGCGGTCAGTGGTTCATTGAGCAGTGCGTGCATGATTGCCCAGGCGACATCGGCGTGGCTGGCTTCCTCGCTGCGGCTGGCCTCGTAGGTGGAGCGGCTGCCGCTGGCGGTCATGGTTTTGCGGATCGCCATGAATGACGACGTGATGTCTTTGTGGTTGGTGTCGTACTCCAGGCGTCCGGACGTGATGGTGTCCTTCGCTTTCAGTACCATTTTCGTTTTGGTTTCCGGGCTATAGCGGATTTCCATCGCGGCGGGGAAGAACTGCCGGACAAGCTGGAAAACGCCCTGACCGATGCCGGTGGCATCAATGCCGATATATTCCACGCAGTAGCGTTTTGTTAATTCCTCAATGCTTTTCGCCTGGGCGGCAAAATCCATACCCTTCCACTGGTGGCGTTCCAGTACGCGGAATTTGCCGCCGTCCACCAGCGGCGGAGCCAGCACGGCACAGCCTGCACTGTCGCCGGTGTGCGACGGGTCATAACCAATCCAGACGGCGCGATAACCAAACGGACGCGTCGCGAACGGGCTGAAATCCTCCCATTCCTCCGCACTCTCCACCATGCAGCGTTGCAGCTCGGCGAACGGGAAAACCGACGCCTGGTCGTCTACAAATTCACACATGAACAGGTTGCGGAAATCCTCCGCGCTGTTTTCCTGTTTCAGCGTGTCGATGTTGAACAGGTTGCAACCACCGGCTAAGGCATCCTCAATCGTGACGATTTGCCGCCACTGCCCGTCGCCGCAAAGCTGTCCTTTCGCCAGGGCGTGATGGCTGATATCCAGCTCAATCCGGTCGTTGCGATCTTCCCGCCCTTTGTTGAACAGCTCGCCTGACCAGAACGGGTAAGCACCGTGCGTCAGTGCCGACGGCGTGGAAAAATAGGTGGTGCGCAAATGTTCCTGCGATGCCATTCCGCTGGCGACCTTGCGCAGCTTCTGGAAGTTGGGGATCCAAAAGATTTCATCCACGTACAGGTCGCCGTTATGGCTTTGTGCGGTGTTGGAGTTGGTGCCTAAGAAAATCAGCTTTGCGCCGTTGTTGCCGATCACAATCGGGTCGCCGGTCAGCTCAACACCGGCCAGGCGCGCAAACTGAATGATGTACTCACGGAACACATAAGCCTGGGTTTTACTGGCCGACAGAAAAATCTGGTTGTGGCCGGTTGCCAGGGCGCGCAGTAACGCCTCGCGGGCAAAGAAGAACGTCGCACCAATCTGGCGGGATTTGAGGATGTCGCGGATACGATGTTTAAGCCCCGCGTCGTACCACACGCGCTGATACTGGAAGCACTGGGCAAGGAAAATATCCTCCAGCTTTTCCAGGGCTTCGTCGCTGAAATAGTTCTTAGTTGGCTTCTTACGTTCCCCTTTGTTCCGGTTGGCGACGTTGGGATTTAAATCCACCTCGTTTCCGCTCTGGCTGTAGCGGTTCACCCTTGCCAGGCGTTCCATTAACCGGCCTAACGCCTCCATTTCTTTGTAATCCGCATTCCCTTTCACGTCTTTGGTGGTGAGCTGAATCAACCGTGCTTCCAGGCTGGATTCCACGCGTGAAATGGGCGCGGCGTTATCCCAGGCGTCGCGTGTTTTCCAGCTCTGCACTGTCGGTATTTTTTGGGTCAGCAGTTCCGCAATTTGACGCACTGAAAAACCCTGCCAGTAAAGCAGTGCCGCCTGTCGCCGTGGGTCGCTGATGATGGTTGAGTTTGTCATTTTCATGACTGCCACGTTAACGAGCGGCCTGCTGATTTTCCTGCTGTCCACGTTGTGCCATCGAGCATCAACCCGCATCGGCTAGCGGTGTCGGGCGTGTGTCTGGAAACTTGGGGTTCTCAGAAGTACACACCGACTGGAGTCCGACAAATGGCAAAAGCAACAAAGCGCTTTCGTATCTGTACCGAAGGGGCAACCACCGACGGCCGCGAAATTACCCGCGACTGGATCGAACAGATGGCCGCGACCTATGACCCGAAGGTCTACGGCGCGCGCATCAACATGGAGCACATCAAGGGCTATTTCCCTGACAGTGCGTTTCGTATGTACGGCGATGTCACCGGCGTTTACGCCGATGAAGTGGCGGACGGTGCCCTGAAAGGCAAGCTGGCACTGTATGCCGATATCGACCCGACGCCTGATTTAGTGTCAATGGTGAAAGCCCGCCAGAAGGTTTACACCTCCATCGAAGTGAACCCCTCGTTTTCCGACACCGGCAAAGCCTACCTGATCGGCCTGGCCGTGACCGACAGCCCCGCCAGCCTCGGCACCGAGTACCTGCAATTCAGCGCGAAGGCACAGCAAAACCCGCTGGCTGGCCGCAAACAAGATGCCGGAAACCTCTTTACCGCCGCCGAAGAAACGGCGTTCGAGTTTGAGGAAGAGAAACCGGCTGCGCCGTCGCTGTTCACGCGTGTGAAACAGCTGCTGTCCAGCAAATCCACCTCAGACGATGCCCGTTTTAAAGACGTCCATGACGCGGTTGAAGTGGTGGTTGCGCACGTTGAAACCGGCATGAAAGACACGGATGAAAAGCTGTCCGCGCTGGAAAACACCGTGACACAACGCCTGAACGCGCTGGAGCAAACCGCAAAAGATGACCGCGAACAGTTCAGCACGCTCAAAGGCAAGCTGGAGAAATCCGCGCCGCAGAACTACACGCAGCGCCCTGTTTCAAGCGGCGGCGGCAAGGGTGATGCAGCCCATTTCACCGACTGCTAAGCACTGCGCTCGCGATTAACCGTTAACCCATTTGGAAAAAAACGCATGAAACAAACAACCCGCTTTCAATTTAACGCCTACCTGTCCCGCATTGCCGAGCTGAACTCGGTTGACACCGGCGACCTGGATAAAAAATTCAGCGTGGAGCCGTCGGTGACGCAGACGCTGATGACCCGCGTGCAGGAATCTTCCGCCTTCCTGCAGATGATTAACATCATTCCGGTGGATGAAATGAAGGGTGAAAAGGTCGGCGTCGGCGTGTCCGGTTCCATTGCCAGCACCGCAGACACCAGCGGCACCGGCGAACGTCAGACGGCTGATTTTAATACCCTGACCGCTGAGGGTTATGAGTGCCGCCAGACGAACTACGATTTCCATTTCCGTTACGCCACGCTCGATCTCTGGGCACGCTATCAGGATTTCCAGGCGCGTTTACGTGATGCCATCGTGAAACGCCAGGCGCTGGATCGCATCACCATCGGCTTTAACGGTGTTGAGCGTGCGGCGACATCAAACCGCACCAAAAACCCGCTGTTGCAGGACGTGAACGTGGGCTGGCTGCAAAAGTACCGCAACAATGCGCCGGAGCGCGTGATGAGCAAAATTCTCGGTGAGGATGACGCCGTGATTTCCGCGACTGTCCGCGTCGGTGCCGGGGGCGACTTTGAGAACCTCGACGCGCTGGTGATGGATGCCACCAACAATATGGTTGACCCGATTTATCAGGATGATACCGGACTGGTGGTGATCTGCGGCCGTCAGCTGCTGGCAGACAAGTATTTCCCGCTGGTGAACAAGGCTCAGGAGAACTCGGAAAGCCTGGCGGCGGATATGATTATCAGCCAGAAACGCATCGGTAACTTACCGGCGGTGCGTGTACCTGGCTTCCCTGCCAATGCCTTCATGATCACCCGCCTGGATAACCTGTCCATCTACTGGCAGGACGGTACGCACCGCCGTCACATTGAAGAAGTGCCAAAGCGTGACCGCATCGAAAACTACGAATCCATTAATGAGGATTTCGTGGTTGAAGATTACCGCGGCGGCTGCCTGGTCGAAAACATTCAGCTCGGCACCTTCAAAACCACCGCAGATAAACCAGCGGAATAAAGGGGGACGTCATGATTAGCCCTTGCCGTCGTCACATGTTGCGACAGTCAGCCATCATCGCCGCACAGCAGGCCGCCGGTCAGCTGACCCATGCCACCGGCTACGAACTGCAAATGCAGAAGCTCAATGCGGATAAACAGGCACTGCACAAACTCCAGTCCTTCCAGGCGAAAGCGGAACTGAAACGCAAGCTGTTGCCGGAATACGCCCCATGGGTGTCGGGCGTACTCGCCGGAGGGAACGGCGCACAGGATGCCATCCTGATGACCGTCATGATCTGGCGTATTGATGCCGGTGATATTGCCGGTGCGCTGGACATTGCCCGCTACGCCTTTAAACACCGGCTGGCGATGCCGTTTGGCACCCGTACAGCGGGCTGCGCTTTCACTGAGGAAGTGATTGAGCAGGCGGCGCGTGCCCGCGCCGCCGGTGAACCGGTCAGCATTGACCTGATGCTGGAAGTGCTGGAGCTGACCGACGCCGAGGATATGCCCGATAAAGTCCGTGCCCAGCTGCACAAGATTATCGGCTATCTCTACCGCGACGGCGGCAAGGAGGCGTTAGCCCTGGAACGCCTGAAAAATGCCTTAATTCTTGATAACAAATCAGGCGTTAAGAAAGACATTGAGCGCCTGGAATCCGCCATCAGAAAGGCATCCGGCAGCTAAAAGAATGCGCCCCGCGCAGGGCGGCACGCCAGCCGAGACAGGTCTTTGACCCTGTTCAACGCTGGCGTCCACCGCCCCCCATTCAGAGGTCAACATGTCGTCTCTTGTTATACCTGCACCAAAGCCGGACGCCGCGACGGAACCCGCGATTAAGAACACCCATTTTTGGCCTGATGTTGATCCGGTTGAGCTGCGCGACACGCTGCGGCTGGAGGGCACTGTCACGCCTAAGCGCCTGCGCGCCGCCGCGAAGTTCGCCATGACCGAGGTAAACGCCGAGCTGTACAGCTATCGCGAAGCGCAAAAGTCCCAGGGATTTAAGACGCTGGAAGACGTACCCGCCGATCAGATTGACGATGAAAGCGTGAAGGTCGGTGCCTATCAACGCGCCGTGGCGTCCATTGCGGCGGCCTTTCTGGCGGAGCGTTACCCGAACAGCGACACCACCGACGCGGGCAGCAAAAAGGCCGTGATTGTCGAAAGCACCGTTGATGATTTATGGCGTGACGGTAGAAATGCGATCAGCGACGTCGCCGGTGTGTCTCACTGCATCATCGGGCTGCTCTGATGAAAGTCATTGCCGAACAGGGCGACACCGTGGATTCGCTCTGCTGGCGTTACTACGGGCGCACCGAATCGGTGGTTGAGCAGGTTTACGCGGCTAACGTTGGGTTAGCTGCCGCCGGGGCAATATTGCCCCATGGCTACGCGGTGGAGCTGCCGGATATTACTCAGGCCGCAGTCAGTGAAACCGTCTCACTTTGGGACTGATGACCATGGAGCGCATCACCTCGTTTATCTGTTACTGCGTCGCGGCTTTTCTAGCCTGGCTCGGCGCAATGTCACCGCAGGATATCGCCTTCCTGGTGGGCGCAGGCGTCGGCGTCGCGACCTTCCTGGTGAACTGGTACTACAGGCGCAAAACTTACCGCCTGCTCAAACAAATGGGCGTGAGAGGGGAAATCAATGCAGCCATCAATCGTTAGACGCTGCGCCGTCGCCGCTGTCCTGGCGATTGCCGCAGTGCTGCCACAAACGCCGACGTTGAAAACGTCCGCCGCCGGTCTGGCACTTATCGCTGATTTTGAAGGCTGCCGCCTGTCGGCGTACCAGTGCAGCGCGGGCGTCTGGACAAACGGCATCGGGCACACGGCGGGCGTGAAGCCGCAGACGCACATCAGCGAACGTCAGGCCGCCGTGAATCTGATGGAAGACGTGATGCGGGTGGAGAAAAGCATTGCGCGCTGTATGCCGGTTGCCATGCCGCAGCCGGTGTACGACGCCGTGGTGTCGTTCGCGTTCAACGTCGGCGTGACGGCGGCGTGCAAGTCCACACTGGCGTTTTTCATCAACAAAGGGCGATGGCGTGACGCCTGCGAGCAGTTGCCGCGCTGGGTGTTTGTGAAGGGCGAGCGCGTCACCGGCCTGGAGCGCCGCCGCGCGAATGAGCTGGCCTACTGCCTTCGGGGTGTCTGATGCGCATTGTGATTGTTTTACTGCTGGCAGCCTGCGCGCTGGCGGGGCTGCAAACCTGGCGTATCGGCGGCCTGACTGAAAAAGCCGACCAGGCGCAGCTAATCATCGGCACGCTGTCCGCCGGTATCGAAAGCCGCGACAACGCCATTAACCGCCTGAGCGATGAGGCCGTGACGCGCGAACGCCAGGAGCAAAGCCTGCGCACCCAGCTCGCACGGGCAAGTCAGCAGGCGCGGGATCGTGAATATGACATTCAAAGGTTACTTAATGAAAATCAGGAAATGCGCGATTGGTATAGCGCTCGCCTGCCTGACGGTATTAGCCGGATGCACCAACGTCCCGCATTTGCCAGCGCCGCAGATTATTTACGTTGGCTGTCCGGCGGTAGCCAGTTGCCCGATACCGGCAAGCGAACCGGTCACTAACGGCGATTTAAGCAGTGACGTCAGAAACCTGGAGGCCGCGCTGACCGCCTGCGGCCTCCAGGTGGAAGCGGTCAAACAATGCCAGGAGGAACACCGTGTTAAAACCCGCACAGCTGCGAAAAGCCCTGACTGACGCCGTGCCGGTGCTGCAAACCAGCCCCGACACCCTGCGGATGTTTGTGGATAACGGGCGCATCGTTTCCACGTTAGCCAGCTCGCTGTCGTTTGAATACCAGTATCAGACCGAGCTGCTGATCACCAACTTTGCCCAGGACTGCGATCTGATCATTGTCCCAATCCTGGCCTGGCTGCGTGAGAACCAGCCGGACATCATGGCGACACCGGAAAAGCAGCAGACCGGCTTTAAATTCAAGGCTGATATGCTGGATGATGGTTCCTACGATATCGCGATTGACGTGCAGCTCACAGAGCGCGTGATCGTGAAACAGGTTGATGCCGGTCTGTACGTGGAGCATTTTCCGGAACCGCCACTGCCGGAGCCGGTGGAAAGGCCGCGTGAACTGTACCTGCACGGCGAGTTAGTGAGTCAGTGGAATGAGTGAGCTGTCAGCGTTTGATACCCGCCTGGCGGGGCTGATTGCGGCGCTGTCACCGCAAAGCCGGAAGGCGATGGCGGCAACCATTGCGAAGCGTCTGCGCAAACATCAGCAGCAGCGTATTAAGCAGCAGGTTACGCCGGAGGGGCAGCCTTTCACGCCGCGCCGCCCGCAGCCGCTGCGGGCAAAGAAAGGCCGCATTAAGCGGGAGATGTTCGCCAAACTGCGCACGGCTAAATACATGAAGGCCAAAGGCACCGCTGAGGACGCGGTGGTGGAATTTACCGGCCAGGTTCAGCGCATGGCGAAAGTGCATCAGTACGGGCTGCGGGATCGCCCGTCTGTCCGTGCAAAAGAAATGCAGTATCCGGCGCGCCCGCTGTTAGGACTGGACGCGGAGGATATGAAAATTGTGGAAGATGAATTGCTAAAACTTATTAGCTCAGACTTCACCTGACATAACTGCGGCACAGAGCCAAATCTAATCTGACAGGCAGCTCTGTGCCAGGAGCGGACGTTGTTGAGTTCACTCAGGATGGGTTCACGATACAAGGAACTCTATATTTTCTCCTGATTGACGCGGGCTGACAGTTCCTGATGGCTTTCCTTGCGTTCGCTGTAACGATCGGCAAGGTACTCCGTATGACCTTTCAGCAGCAGCGTGATTTTGAACAGCTCTTCTGCCACATCCACGATGCGGTCATACCAGGATGATGGTTTCATTCGCCCGTTTTCATCAAATTCCTGCCAGGCTCTCGCCACGGAGGACTGATTCGGGATGGTGAACATGCGCATCCAGCGTCCCAGAATACGCATCTGATTGACGGCATTGAAGGACTGAGAACCCCCACATACCTGCATGACCGCCAGCGTTTTTCCCTGGGAAGGACGAACAGCGCCCTCTGACAAAGGGATCCAGTCAATTTGCGCCTTCATTATTGCGCTCATCGCCCCGTGACGCTCCGGGGAACTCCAAACCATGCCATCACACCATCTCACCAGTTCGCGCAGCTCCGTCACTTTAGGGTGAGTTTCTGGTGCATCATCAGGCAGAGGCAAGCCGGACGGGTTAAACGTTTTGACCTCAGCACCCATAGCAATGAGCAATCGACCCGCTTCCTCGGCAGCAAAACGGCTGTATGAACGTTCACGTACTGACCCATACAGAATCAGGATACGTGGTGGTGTCGGATGCTGAAGCCGCTCAGCGATCTGCCTGTCGAAACACTCAGCATTCAGGGCTGGAAACTGATCCATTTTTTCTTCCTCTCTAAAATCGATAATGTTCAAACCAATACATATGTTTTATCATATGTGTATTCTAAATTTACCGGAAGAGAAAATGCTACAGCCTGTTCAGCTTTTCAAAATTCTGTCAGACGAAACCCGTCTGGCTATCGTGATGCTTCTCAGGGAATCAGGCGAGATGTGCGTGTGTGACCTTTGCGGGGCCACCTCCGAGTCGCAGCCCAAAGTTTCCCGGCATATGGCAATTCTGCGGGAGGCTGAGCTCGTTCTGGACCGTCGGGAAGGGAAATGGGTCCATTACCGACTTTCTCCACATATGCCCGCATGGGCAGCAGAAACCATCAAGACATCCTGGCACTGCCTGCGGGAAGACGTTCGTCAGTGGCTGGATAAATCAGCGGCATCATCCTGCTGAGATGAATCGAACACATTCTTTTAATCATATGTAATGGAGTCGGAAATGTTACTGGCAGGGAGTATATTTTTACTGACACTGATCCTGGTTATCTGGCAACCCGGGGGACTCAGTATTGGCTGGAGCGCCAGCATTGGTGCTGCGCTGGCCTTGGTATTTGGTGTTATTCATATGGGTGATATTCCGGTGGTCTGGAATATCGTCTGGAACGCAACCGCAACCTTTATCGCGGTAATTATCATCAGCCTGCTGCTCGATGAGTCGGGTTTTTTCGAATGGGCTGCGCTGCATGTCTCCCGTTGGGGCAACGGACGTGGTCGTCTGTTGTTTACCTGGATTGTCCTGTTGGGCGCGGCAGTTGCGGCGCTGTTTGCTAACGATGGCGCAGCGCTTATCCTGACCCCCATCGTCATCGCCATGTTGCTAGCGCTGGGGTTCAGCAAACAGACAACGCTGGCCTTTGTCATGGCTGCCGGGTTTATTGCCGATACCGCCAGCCTGCCGCTTATCGTGTCGAACCTGGTGAACATCGTCTCTGCTGACTTCTTCCGGCTTGGCTTTACGGAATACGCATCCGTCATGCTTCCCGTTGATATTGCTGCCATCGCCGCCACTCTGGGTATGCTGCATCTGTTTTTCCGCCGGGATATTCCTGCAACCTACAACGTCACTCTACTGAAAGCACCTGCCAGTGCGATTAAAGATCCCGCAACCTTCAAAGCCGGTTGGGTTGTTCTGGTTCTGTTGCTTGCCGGGTTCTTTGTGCTTGAGCCTCTGGGGATCCCCGTCAGCGCTATTGCAGCCGTCGGCGCAGCAGTGCTGTTCGCCGTTGCGAAAAAGGGTCATGCCATTAATACCGGAAAAGTGCTGCGCGGTGCGCCGTGGCAGATCGTTGTGTTCTCACTGGGTATGTACCTGGTGGTCTACGGCCTGCGCAATGCTGGCTTAACGGAGTATCTTTCCGGGGTTCTGAATATGCTGGCGGATAAGGGACTGCTGGCGGCAACGTTTGGCACGGGTTTCCTGACTGCATTCCTGTCATCAGTCATGAACAATATGCCAACCGTTCTTGTTGGAGCACTGTCGATTGACGGAAGCACGGCGTCCGGCGTCATCAAGGAAGCGATGATTTACGCCAACGTGATTGGCTGCGATTTAGGCCCCAAAATCACGCCAATAGGCAGTCTGGCGACCCTGTTGTGGCTGCACGTCCTGTCGCAGAAAAATATGACCATCAGCTGGGGGTATTACTTCCGCACGGGTATCATCATGACCCTGCCTGTGCTGTTTGTCACTCTGGCCGCGCTGGCGCTGCGGCTCTCTGTCACTTTGTAATGAGATACTGATATGAGCAACATAACCATCTATCACAACCCAGCCTGTGGCACGTCACGTAATACGCTGGAGATGATCCGCAACAGTGGCAATGAGCCCACCATTATTTATTACCTTGAAACGCCCCCGGCTCACGATGAACTGGTTAAACTTATTGCAGATATGGGGATCACAGTCCGTGCTCTGTTGCGTAAAAACGTGGAGCCTTACGAGCAATTAGGACTTTCAGAAGAAACATTCAGCGATGAGCAACTGATTGGTTTTATGCTCGAACACCCCATTTTAATTAACCGTCCCATCGTCGTGACTCCTCTTGGAACCCGCCTGTGCAGACCTTCCGAAGTCGTACTGGATATACTGCCGGAGGCTCAGCAAGGAGCATTCACGAAAGAGGATGGTGAAAAGGTCACTGACGAAACAGGGAAGCGGGTTAAGTAATCTATTCACTTCATATTAGCGGGCACCTGTTTACTTGATGCAGGCGTCCGCTCTTCGCTCAAACCAGACTGTCAGATTTGATGGTGTTCTACCTACGAATTGTGTCAGCTGAAGTTTGAGTTAATACTCCTCAGTCAGTGATCCCTACGTTGTTCCATCAACCATCAACCCGCCTCAAATTGTATGCCGTCTGACAGGTCGGCATTCTTTTATGCATGAATACTTCCATCCCAAAGAACGACATTCCGCGCCTGCTGCGCAATCTGATCCGTATTGGCACCGTTGCCGAGGTGGATTTGGTTGCGGGCACCTGTCGCGTCAACACCGGCGGCAACGTCACCGACTGGTTGCACTGGCTGACCACCCGCGCAGGGCGCGCCCGTTCCTGGTGGGCACCGTCTGCCGGTGAGCAGGTTTTGCTGTTCTGCCTGGGAGGCGAACTGGATACCGCCTTTGTGATGCCCGGCATTTTTTCTGATGAATTCCCGGCACCGTCGGCGTCAGCCGATGCCCTGCATGTGTCATTCCCTGACGGTGCGGTGATCGAGTACGAACCCAAAACCGGCGCGCTGCTGGCTACCGGCATCAAGTCCGCCACGGTGAACGCCGCCGATAAGGTGGCCGTCACCGCCCCGCTAATCACCTGCACGGCAAAAACGCGCATCACGCTTGATACGCCGGAAGTGGTCTGCACCAACAAACTCACCACTGGCACTATCGAGATTAAAAAGGGCGGCACGATGACCGGCAACCTCACCCATTCAGGCGGCAGCATCACGTCAAACGGCGTGGTGGTTCATACCCATAAACACGGCGGCGTCCAGACGGGCGGCGGTCAGACTCAGGTGCCTTCATGACAAATGCAAAATACATCGGCCTGGCTTCGGATACGGGGCGCAGCGTCGAAGACCTGGCGCACATTCAGCAGTCGGTCAGCGACATTCTGCGCACGCCCGTCGGTTCCCGCGTCATGCGCCGTGACTATGGTTCACTGCTGTCGGAACTGACTGACCGCCCGCAGAATGCGGCGCTGCGCCTGCAAATCATGGCGGCCTGCTACAGCGCGATCCTCAAGTGGGAGCCACGCGTCAGCCTGACCGGCATCACCTTTGAAACGACGTTCGACGGGAAAATGGTGGTGGATATCACCGGCACCCGCAAAGACACGTCCGCCGCCATTTCCTTAACTTTACCCGTGAGCTAACCATGGCAACTATCGACCTGAGCCAGTTACCCGCCCCCGACGTGGTGGAGGTGCTGGATTACGAAACCCTGCTGGCAGAACGCAAAGCCACGCTGGTATCGCTGTACCCCGAAGACCAGCAGGCAGCGATTTCGCGCACGCTGACGCTGGAATCTGAACCCATTGTGAAGCTGCTGGAGGAGAACGCCTACCGCGAAGTGATCCTGCGTCAGCGGGTAAACGAGGCGGCGCAGGCGGTGATGCTGGCTTATGCCTCCGGTAATGATCTCGACAATATCGCCGCCACGTTCAGCGTGGAACGCCTGACGATCATCCCTGCCGATACGGTCAGCGTGCCCGCCGTGGCTGCTGTGATGGAAAACGATGCGGATTTGCGTATCCGTGCGCAGCAGGCGTTTGAAGGACTGAGCGTAGCCGGTCCGGTCGGCTCTTATGAATATCACGGGCGTTCGGCTGACGGGCGCGTGGCGGACATTTCAGTTATCAGTCCGTCGCCCGCCTGCGTGACGATTTCCGTGCTGGCACAGACCGGCAACGGCACCGCCCCCGCTGACCTGCTGGCGGTGGTTCAGGCCGCGCTCAATGACGAGAACGTGCGCCCCGTGGCAGACCGCGTGACTGTCCAGTCGGCAACTGTCGTGAATTACACCATTGATGCCGTGCTGTATTTATTCCCTGGTCCGGAAGCCGAACCCATCCGCGAAGCCGCCGAGACGAAGCTTATCGCCTACACCACCGCGCAGCACCGTTTAGGCCGCGACATCCGGCTGTCCGCCATTTATGCCGCGCTGCACGTTGAAGGCGTGCAGCGGGTGGAGCTGAAAAGCCCTGCCGCTGATATCGAGCTGGATAAAACGCAGGCGTCATTCTGCACCGCGTACACACTGAAAGTGGGCGGCTACGATGAGTGATCGCCTGCTGCCCGTCGGTTCCTCTGTTCTTGAGGTTGCTGCTGCTGATGCCTGCGCCGCGCTGGAAAACGTGCCGGTGCCGCTGCGGCAGCTCTGGGATCCGCTGACCTGTCCGGCCAGGTTTTTGCCGTACCTGGCGTGGGCGCTGTCGGTTGACCGCTGGGATGAAAACTGGCCTGTCGCCACCAAGCGCCGCGTCATTCAGTCGGCGTGGTTCATTCACTGCCACAAGGGAACCCTCGGTGCCATCCGGCGCGTGGTGGAGCCGCTCGGCTACCTGATTAACGTGACCGAGTGGTGGGAAACCAATGACGAGCCCGGGACGTTTCGGCTGGATATCGGCGTGCTGGAAACCGGCATCACCGAAGAGATGTATAACGAGATGGAAAGGCTGATTGCCGACGCCAAACCGGCCAGCCGCCATCTGATCGGCCTGACCATCACCCAGGATATCAAAGGTGATGTTTACATTGGCGCAGCGCAGTACACCGGCGAACTGCTGACCGTTTACCCCGCATAAGAGGACGCTATGAGCACATTTAAATCCGTCGTCACCACGCTCGGCCAGTCGCGTATCGCGGCAGCCATTGCGGCGGGGACTGACATCAACATTACGCAGCTTGCCGTCGGTGACGGCAACGGCAAGGCGACCACGCCCGTCGCCACCCAGACCAAACTGGTTAAAGAGGTGTACCGCACGCCGCTCAATTCCTTAAAGCTGGATCCTACTCACGGCAACTGGGTGATTGCTGAGGCGGTGATTTCTGCCAGTGTCGGCGGCTTCTGGATGCGCGAAATGGGGCTGTTTGCTGACGACGGCGTGCTGATTGCCGTCTGCAATATGGCGGACACCTACAAACCGACCCTGGCGGAAGGTTCCGGCCGCACGCAGACGCTGCGGATGGTGATTGCCGTCAGTAACACTGAAGCCATCAGTTTGCTGATCGACGACTCGGTGATTATGGCAACGGAACAGTATGTGAATGACCTGCTGGCCGCGCATGAAAAATCCCGCAATCATCCCGACGGCACGCTGACGGCAAAAGGTTTTGTCCAGCTCAGCAGCTCGGTCAGCAGTACCAGCGAAATTCTGGCCGCTACGCCAAAGGCGGTCAAGGCCGCCAATGACAACGCCAATACCCGCGTGCCTTCCACCCGCAAGGTCAATAATAAAGCGCTGGGCGCTGACATCACCCTGGCGGCGGCGGATGTGGGGGCGGTCAGTAACATTCTGACTAACGTCGATAACGCTACGGTGAAGACCATTTATGACCCGTCAATTGTTGCGCTGACCGGTGGCGTTACCCTGGCGGGCTATTTCGACGATCACCCTCTCGGGGCAACCTTTCAGGCAGCGGATACGCTGATGACTTATCGCCGGTGGTATAACGCAGGCGCGGCGCTGACTCAGTATCTGCATTGCACAACCGGCACAATTTACGTGCGCGTGGGCATTGTCAGTACGACAGACCCGACGGGCTGGCAATGGCGTCAGACCGACGGCGTGCTGCCTTACGGATGGCGCAAAGTGTACGACACCGCCAACCCGCCGACGGCTTCTGAGGTCGGCGCGCTGCCCGTCGCTTCTGCCGTTCTGGGCACCGCCAACATCAACACGTTTAACCTGGCAAAAATTGGCCTGTATGTGCAAAGCACCGGCGCGAATGCCACGGTAGCAAACGGCTATCCGCCAGGCTCGCAGGCGGCGGGCGTGCTGGAGATTATCCCTGCCTCCTGGACGGGTGGAGTACTCCAGCGTTACACGGTGCAAAACACCGGCATGGTGTGGACGCGTGCGCTGAATGCGTCCTGGAATGGTACGGACGGACCCTGGCGTGACTGGGTGCAGGCCAGCACCGCCGGTTCCGTTGCGGCAAACACCGCCCTCGGCTCAACTGACCTGAACACGGTAGGTTTCAGTCTTACGGCGGTGCAAGCCGTCATTTATCACCAGTCGGCCAATGCCTCCGCGACAGCAGACCGGAATTACCCCGAAGCCAAAGCGGGCACGCTCTTTGTGACCGGCAGCGCCTATGGCTGCCAGCAGATGTATATCACTTTCGATACGTGCAACGTCTGGATGCGCGGCCTTTCCACCAACTGGAACGGGAAAGATGGACCCTGGCGGCCGTGGGTGGCCGCATATGGCACCAACAACAAACCGACAGCCGCAGACGTGGGCGCATGGACGGCAGCGCAAAGCGCCGCCAGTGAAAAGGCGCTGTCTGATGAAATTGCAACAGCCTTTAAAATCCGCACGAACCTAACCGCAACCGATACCCCGAACACCCTGCGCGGCAGCGGCATGTTTGGGCATTACGGCGTACCAGGCGTGGCGGCAGCGACGATGGACAAAGGCTATCCGATGAATAATTTTGTCGGTGTGATTTTCGTGACCTGGGGTCCGAATGCCACGCAGCAGATTGCCTTTAACAATAACGGGCGGCAATTCACCCGCTCCATGACGGGGGCGTGGAACGGTGTTGATGGTCCATGGTCTGCCTGGAATGAAATTTACTGCCAGGCCAATAAGCCCAGTCCCGCAGAAATCGGCGCATTAGCCACCGGCGACGTGCTTGTCGGTATGCCGGTTCCCTGGCCTTCTGACACCGTGCCCGCCGGTTTTGCGCTGATGGTCGGGCAGACATTCAATAAAACAACGTATCCGTCTCTCGCCGTTGCGTATCCCTCCGGTGTTATTCCTGACATGCGCGGGCAGACCCTCAAAGGCAAACCGGCCAGCGGGCGCGCCGTGCTTTCCCTGGAGCAGGACGGGGTCAAAAGTCACAACCACACCGCCACAGCCAGCAATACCGACCTCGGACGGAAAACGACGAGTGCGTTTGATTACGGACGTAAAGGAACATCCGGCTTTGACTACGGCACCAAAGGGTCAGACGGCCAGGGCGCACACCAGCATCAGATGGGGGTCGCCGGTGCTAATAACCGCTTTGGTGCGATTGGCGTGGCGAAAGACTACGGGTTTAGCGGTTCCAATAATGCCAATCAGACAGAAATGCCGGTGACCAGCGTGGACGGCAACCACGGACATAACACCTACATCGGCGCGCACGATCACTATGTCGATATCGGGGCACACGATCATTACATCGACATGGGCGCCCACGGGCACACCATCACCGTTAACGCCGCCGGTAACACGGAAAACACCGTGAAAAACGTGGCCTTTAATTACCTTGTGAGACTCGCATAATGTTCAGATATTCAGATAAGACACAGACAATTAAGGTGTATGACTTTTCGGCTATCACCGGCGAACTGATTGGCAAAAGCGACGCCATGATCCCGCCGGATACCGGCCTGCCTGCCCGCTGCACGGACATTGTGCCCCCACAGACAGAAAAAGGCTTTGTGGCGGTTTTCACCGGCGAAGCCTGGGACGTGGTGGCAGACTTTCGGGGTAAGGTGGTTTACAGCACGCAGACGGGTCAGCAGACAACCATCACGGAGCTGGGTGCGTTGCCTGAGAATACGACGGATATCGCCCCTGCTACCCGCTTTGATCGCTGGGACGGCGCGGCCTGGGTGAAGGATGATGCGGCGGAGCGCATTCAGCAGGTTCAGGAAGCGGAAGTGCAGAAGAAAACGCTGATGCAGCAGGCCGTTTTGCAAATTGATACGCTTCAGGACGCCATCGATCTGGATATGGCTTCAGAGGACGAAAAGGCGCAAATTGTCGGCTGGAAAAAATACCGCGTGCTGCTTAACCGGCTGGATGCGAACGCCGCGCCGGATATCACCTGGCCTGAAATCCCCGCCTGACCCTCGCCCCGAAAGGGGCTTTTTTGTTTCTGCTCCGCCACGTTGTGCCATTGCTCAAACATCCCTCACGCCGTGCCTGATTGTCCCCAACACGCGATGATTGACTGGCTTATTAACACAGGAAAAACACCATGGCTGATTATCATCACGGTGTGCGCGTTGTTGAAATCAATGACGGCACCCGCGTTATCTCCACCGTTTCCACGGCCATCATCGGGATGGTCTGCACCGCAGAAGATGCCGACGCGGCGACCTTCCCGCTGGATACGCCCGTACTCATTACCAACGTGCTGACCGCCGCAGGCAAGGCCGGTAAAACCGGCACGCTCCGCGCCTCCCTGATGGCCATCGCCAACCAGGCTAAACCGGTTGTCGTCGTCGTGCGCGTTGCCGAAGGCAAAGACGACGCAGAAACCACCTCCAACATCATCGGCGGCTCAGATGAAACCGGCATGTATACCGGCATGAAAGCCCTGCTGTCTGCGCAAACCGAACTCGGCGTAAAGCCGCGCATTCTCGGCGTGCCAGGGCTGGACAATCAGGACGTCGCCACGGCGCTGGCCGCCGTCTGTCAGCAGCTCCGCGCCTTTGGTTACATCAGCGCCTACGGCTGCAAAACCGTGTCCGATGCCATTAAATACCGCGACAACTTCAGCCAGCGTGAGCTGATGGTGGTCTGGCCTGATTTCGTATCCTGGAATACCACCACGAACGCCAGCGACATCGCCCCCGCGACGGCTTACGCCCTCGGCCTGCGTGCCAAAATCGACGCCGAAACCGGCTGGCATAAAACCCTGTCTAACGTTGGTATCAACGGCGTCACCGGCCTGTCTGCCAGCGTGTACTGGGATTTGCAGACCACCGGCACCGATGCTGACCTGCTGAACCAGGCGTGCGTCACCACCCTTATCCGCAAGGATGGCTTTAAATTCTGGGGGCAGCGCACATGCTCTGACGATCCGCTTTACCTCTTTGAGAACTACACCCGCACCGCGCAGGTGCTGGCGGACACTATCGCCGAAGGTCATATGTGGGCATCAGATAAGCCCGTTACCCCGACGCTTATCAAAGACATGATTGCGGGCATTAACGCCAAACTGCGCGAAATGAAAACCGCCGGTCTGATCATCGATGGCAACTGCTGGTATGACCCCGACGCCAACACCGTCGAAACCCTCAAAGCGGGCAAATTGTTCATTGATTACGACTATACCCCGGTGCCGCCTCTGGAAGATTTGACCCTGCGGCAGCGCATCACCGATCAGTACCTGGCGACGTTCGCCACCTCCGTTAACAGCTAAGAGGCGCTAAAACATGGCACTGCCTAAGAAACTGAAATACCTAAACCTGTTTAACGACGGGAACAGCTACCTCGGCATGGTCAGCGCGCTGACGCTGCCAAAACTGACCCGCAAGCTGGAGAACTACCGCGGCGGCGGCATGACCGGTTCGGCTGCCATTGATTTCGGGCTGGACGACGACGCACTGAGCTTTGAGTGGACGGTGGGCGGGCTGGATGAGCTGGTGTTGCAGCAGTGGGGGGCAGTCGATGCCGTGCCGCTGCGCTTTGCCGGTTCCTTCCAGCGCGACGACACCGGCGAAACCTCCGCCGTGGAAGTCACGATGCGCGGACGCCACAAGGAAATGGATTTCGGCGAGTACAAACAGGGTGAAGACACCGAAACCAAAATCACCACCCAGTGCACCTATTTCAAGCTGGTGATTGACGGCAAAGACATGATTGAAGTCGATACCGTGAACATGGTGGAAATCGTCGGCGGCGTTGACCGCGTGGCGCAGCACCGCAAAAACATCGGCCTGTAACCCGAACCCCGCGCCGGACTCCGGCGCGAAAACGCCCCTTTGAATAAGAGACACCGCTATGTCAGAACACAATGAAAACATCGTAATCCTGGAAGAACCGATCAAGCGCGGCGACACGCTCATTAACCAGGTTGAAGTCATTAAACCGAATGCCGGACACCTGCGCGGCATTGGCCTGGCCGCGCTGGCGAATGCCGACGTTGACGCGTTGACCGTGATCCTGCCGCGCATTACCGCCCCGAACCTGACCGCCCAGGACTGCAAAAGCCTGAACCTGCCCGACCTGATTGCCCTGGCGGGTAAGGTGATTGGTTTTTTATCGCCGAAATCGGAACAGTAAAACTTCCCCCGACCCTGACGGTCGATGACCTGATGGCGGACATTGCGGTGATCTTTCACTGGCCGCCGTCAGAAATGAACCTGATGACGCTGACCGAGCTTTGCGGCTGGCGTCATAAGGCCATGCAGCGCAGCGGAGCCGACAGTGAGTAATTTAAAAGTAGAGGTGCTGTTAAAGGCGGTTGACCAGGCGACCCGCCCGTTTAAATCGGTGGAGAACGCCAGTAAGGCGCTGTCCGGAGATATTAAAAACTCTCAGACCGTGCTCAAAGACTTGAACGCTCAGGCCGGAAAGATTGACGGATTCCGCAAGTCCAGCGCGCAGCTTGCCGTCACCAGCCAGAAACTCAAAGACGCCAAAGCGGAAGCGGCGGCGCTGGCTATCGGGTTCAAAAACACCGCCAACCCGACCCGCGCCCAGGCGCAGGCGATGGAGTCCGCGAAGCGCACCGCCGCGCAGTTGCAGACCCAGTTCAACGGGCTTCGGCAGTCGGTACAGCGTCAGCGCACCGAACTTACCCAGGCGGGCATCAGCACGCGCACGCTGTCTGAATCAGAACGCCGCCTGAAAACCTCCATCAGCGACACCACCGCGCAGCTCAACCGCCAGCGTGAATCCCTGGCACGGGTGAGCGCGCAGCAGGCCAAACTGAACGCGGTCAAAGGCCGGTATCAGTCCGGTAAACAACTGGCCGGTAGCGTGACCGGCGCAGGGGCTGCGGGTGTCGGCATTGCGACGGCGGGGACGGTAGCCGGTGCCGGGATGCTCAAGCCCGGCTATGACTTTGCGCTGAAAAACTCAGAATTGCAGGCGACGCTTGGCCTGGAAAAAGACTCCGCGGACATGACCGCGCTGCGCACCCAGGCGCGGCAGCTCGGCGACAACACCGCCGCGTCTGCCGACGATGCCGCCGCCGCGCAAATCATTGTCGCGAAGTCCGGCGCGGACAAGGACGGGATTCTGGCGGCGACGCCGACCATCCTGAATCTGTCCCTGGCAAACAAGCGCACCATGGAGGAAAACGCCACCCTGCTGATGGGCGTGAAGTCCGCGTTCGGCATGACCAATGACACCGTGGCGCACATCGGCGACGTGCTTTCTACGGCCATGAATAAATCTGCCGCCACCTTTGACGGGCTGTCAGACACCATGACTTACGCCGCGCCGGTGGCAAAGCAGGCCGGTATCAGCGTCGAAGAAACTGCCGCGATGGCCGCCGCGCTGGCCGATGCCAAAATCACTGGCTCAATGGCGGGCACAGGCAGCCGCGCTGTCATTACCCGCTTACAGGCACCGACGGGCACCGCTGCTGCCGCGCTCGGTGAGCTGAAGGTGAAGACGGCAGACGGCAAAGGCAACATGCGCCCGCTGTTTACCATCCTGAAGGAAATGCAAAAGAGCTTTGAGAAAAACAAACTCGGGGATACGCAGCGGGCGCAATACATGAAGGCCATCTTTGGCGAGGAGGCCAGCTCGGCGGCGTCGGTGCTGATGGGAGATGCGTCATCCGGCAAACTCGACAAACTCAGCCAGGCACTGAAAACCTCGGACGGTAAAACCGAGGCGCTGGTGGCGATCATGCAGGACAACCTGGGCGGCGACTTTAAGGAATTTCAGTCAGCCTATGAGGCCGTCGGGACTGACCTGTTTGATCAGCAGGATTCCTCACTGCGCAAACTGGTGCAGACCGCCACCGGCTACGTGCTGAAACTCGATAAGTGGATTGTGAACAATAAAGCCCTGGCGACCACGCTCGGCAAGGTGGCAGGCGGTGCGCTGCTGATTACCGGTGCGCTCGGCGTGTTTGGCCTGGTGGCGGGTCCGGTTATCAGCGGTATCAATCTGATCGTCGCCGCTGCCGGTGTGCTCTGGACAATTCTCGGCACCGTCGGCGGTGCAATTGCGACTGTGATCGGCGGGCTTACGCTGCCGATTGTCGCGATTGGCGTGGCGATTGTCGCCGGTGCCCTGCTTATCCGTAAGTACTGGGAGCCGATCAGCGCGTTCTTTGCGGGCGTCATTGAAGGGTTAGGGATTGCGTTCGAACCGGTAAAAGAGATGTTTTCGCCGCTTAAGCCGGTGTTTGACTGGCTGGGGGACAAGCTCAAAGTCCTGTGGCAGTGGTTCAAAGACCTGATTGAGCCCGTGAAATCCACGCAGGAAACGCTGAACAGTTGTAAAGATGCAGGGGTGTCGTTTGGTCACCTGGTCGCTAACGCACTGACCGCACCGTTGCAGGTGGCGAATAAGCTGCGCAGCAGCGTGGTCTGGCTGCTGGAGAAACTCGGCATCATCAAGGATGAATCCGCAGACATTGATAAAGCAGCCGACAAAGCTGACCGGCGCACGAAACAAAACAGCGATGTGACACCGGCAGAACACCCGCTGGATAACCCCGCGCCGGTCACGCCACCGGCTGGCGGCCTGCCGGGCGGCGGTTATGCACCGGTGTCCGTCGGCGGCGGCCGCAGCTATATCGACCGCAGCACGCACACCTATCAGATTTCAGCCGGTGCCGGTCTGGGTGTCCAGGACACCAGTCGTCAGATCCGCGCCGAGCTGGAAGCCCGTGACCGCGCCCGCGCCACACAGCAACGTTCCCGCATGGATAACGATTAAGGAGAACCCAGCATGATGTTAACCCTCGGGCTGTTTGTCTTTCAGTTGCAGACCGTCCCTTACCAAAGCTTGCAGCGCGATGTGGATTACCGCTGGCCGGTAAACAACCGCGTCGGCCTGCGCCCGCTGCCGCAGTTCCTCGGCGTGAATGAGGAAAAAATTACCCTGTCCGGCGTGCTGATGCCGGAAATCACCGGCGGGAAGTTGTCGCTGCTGGCACTGAACCTGATGGCTGACGAAGGCAAGGCGTGGCCTCTGCTGGAAGGCAGCGGCACCATTTACGGGATGTTCGTGGTGAACAGCGTCAGCGAAACCCATACGGAGCATTTTTCCAACGGTGCCGCCCGCCGGATTGAATTTACGCTGACGCTGACCCGCGTCGATGAATCCCTGGCGGCGATGTTCGGCGACATGAAAGCCCAGGCCGACGGGCTGCTGGATCAGGCCGGTGGCTTAACCGGTCAGCTGGGAGGTCTGCTGTGATTACAGATATGACCATCGGCGCCGGTGCGCAGTTTGCGCCGGACTTCACGGTGACCGTCGGCGGCAAGGACATCACGCAGGACGTTAGCAACCGGCTGATTTCGCTGACGCTCACGGATAACCGAGGCTTTGAGGCTGACCAGCTCGACATCGAACTGAGCGATACCGACGGCCTGCTGGACATGCCGCCACGCGGTGCGGTGATTAATATCGCGCTGGGCTGGAAAGGCCAGGCGCTGACGAACAAAGGCGATTTCACGGTGGACGAGGTGGAGCATCGCGGAACGCCGGACACGCTGACCATTCGCGCCCGCAGTGCGGACTATCGCGGCAGTCTGAATTCCCGCCGCGACAACTCCTATCACGACACGACGCTGGAAGCGGTGGTGTCCGCCGTGGCGGCGCGCAATAACCTCAAGCCCGCCGTTGCGGAGCCGTTCAGGGGCGTGCCGGTGTCGCATATCGACCAGACGCAGGAAACCGACGCGAAATTTATTACCCGCCTGGCGGAGCTGAACGGCGCAGTTGTCGCCATCAAGGCCGGTAATCTGCTGTTTATCAAACCAGGTGCGGCCAGGACGGCCAGCGGGAAGCCTATCCCGCAAATGACGATTGTCCGCAGCGACGGCGACGGGCACACGTTCAATATTGCTGACCGTGGGGCTTATACCGGCGTGTCGGCAAGCTGGCTGCATACCAAAGACCCGAAGCCTAAAAAAGTGAAGGTACAAAGGAAACCGAAAGTGCAGTACCTGCGCGCCCTGCAACATCCAAAGGCAAAGAAGACCAGCGCGAAGGCACAGAAAACGCCGGAGGCGAAGGAAGGGGAATACCTGGCGGGCAGTGAAGACAATGTGTTTGCCCTCACCACCATCTACGCCACGCAGAAAGCGGCCATGCGGGCAGCCCAGGCAAAGTGGGACAAACTCCAGCGCGGCGTCGCGGAGTTCTCGATCTCCCTGGCTCGCGGGCGGGCTGATTTATTTCCTGAGACGCCGGTGGCCGTGTCCGGCTTTAAATCCGTGATCGACGCGCAGCCCTGGATAATCAGCAAGGTGACGCACAGCCTGGGCGGAAGTGGGTTTGTGACGGCGCTGAATCTGGAGGTGCTGCTATCAGACGTCAATTACGAGGCGACAGAAAGCGATGGGGCTGAATAA